CTGAGTCCAAATCAGTTGTATATACTTTATTGTATCAAACATAAAATCAAAACAAATGATTTTGTCAATGATGCATTAGAGGTAAAACGCTTACAATCAAGTAGTTGGTTGGGAGCTGATTTAACACTTGAAGGTAAGTCAATAATTCTCTTGCAAGATTTAGACGGATACTTTAAGACAAGTAAAAAGAAAACAAGTACCAGTGTAATGGGTGAAAACTTTATGGAAAATATTGAAACTTATTTAGATATTTTTCCTAAATTTAAACTCCCAAGTGGTAAATATGCTAGGTCAGATAAGAAGAATCTTGAGAATAATTTCAAGTGGTTCTTTGAATCACACAGTTACTCATGGGAAACCATACTTGATGCTACAAGAAAGTATGTTGATGAATATGAAGTAAATGGATTTAAGTATATGAGAACATCACAATATTTTATTAGAAAGCAAGGATCAGATAAAACATATGACTCCGAGTTAGCTAATTATTGTGATATGTTGTTAAACGGTGGAGAAGACCCAACACAAACACATTTTAAAGAAAGAGTTGTATAATGCGTAAATTGTCAAGAGTATCACTATTGCTCTGTGCGGTAGTGGGAACTCTGTTTGGCTATGCGGTAACTAATGCTTTTATTGTTGAGATTAGTGTAATTAATTTTATAGTAGTTGAGATAATTATTAGTGTTATGCATGCTAGTTTTAACAGGGTCAAGTTAAAAGTTATTTAATAGTTGCATAAAAATGTTGAGAAAAGCAGAAACACCATTAAAGTGGAATAGTCAGAAAGAAGGTTTTCAAGAATCCTTGCATTATTTAAAAGGTAGAATGGCAGGTGAGATTAAAAGTCTTAGAACTCCATGGCCTAAATTTAATGATGCAATGACTGATGGTATTGAATGGAATACTGTAACTATAATTTCGGGCCGACCTGCAAGTGGTAAGACACTTATAGTAGAACAAATAGTAAGAGAGTCATTTCTTTTAAATCCAGCTGAAGACTTTAGAGTATTACAGTTTCAGTTTGAAATGTTAGCTAGATCTTCTGCAATTAGAGAGTACTCAAGTATAATTGGTAAGTCATATAAGTATTTATGTAGTGCTGATGGACAATTGAGTCCTGAAGATTTACAAAAGTGTTATGACTATGCTAAACAAAAAGTAAAGTATCCAATTGATGTTGTAGAAAAACCATGTACTGTAGATGAATTTATCAGAACTATTCATGAATACATGGCTTATTATTCTACTGTTGATGAAAATGGTGTAAGACACTATAAGAAAACATTGATATCTGTGGATCACTCTTTACTTGTTAAAAAAGCTCAGACTGAAAAGGATAAGAATGAAACATTAAACAATTTTGGTGAGGCATTGACTTCATTGAAAAGAATATACCCTATTGCATTTATAATATTAAGTCAGTTAAATAGAAATATTGATAACCCTGAAAGATCAGAAGATGGTAAGTATGGTAATTATGTATTAGAGTCAGACATATTTGGTGCTGATGCATTATTACAACATGCGGATTAAAAAGAAAAAAGTTTGTAATAAAGTGTCAATTAGTAAAAATTACTATATTTGTAAAAACTAATAATATGACAACAATAGAGATATCACATGAGTTAAAAAAAGATGAATTTTTTCAAATGCTTAACATTAAACAACTTGCTGCTAAGTATGATTGCTCCACAGCAACAATAAATAGAGCTATAAGGCATGCAGGTCTTAAAAAACAAGTAAGTATGCTTCTTGAAAGAAAGTATGCTCCTAAAAGTAAAGATGTATCTGCAATTAGTGGAAAATTACATGAAATTATTGTAGGTTCCTTATTAGGAGATGGTTATATATCACCTTATAAAAGAGAAGTTGGAAAATCAAAAGCAAGAAATAAGAATTCATCTTTAGTAATTAAACACGGTAAAAAACAAAAAAAGTATGTTGAGTATAAGTACAACTTAATAAAAGAACATATTAAATGTTATTTTAGAAAAGCCTCTAGATTTGACATAAGATTTAAAAAGCCTAATTATATTCAGTATAATATTGAAACTATACAAAATATAGTATTTAATAAATATAGAGATAGTTGGTACAAAAGCAAGAAAGAAATTCCTTTTGATACTTTTGAATTAACACCACTTATTCTTGCAATATGGTTTATGGATGATGGTTCTAAAGCAAAATCTGGCTACAACTTAGCAACAAATTGTTTTTCTATAGAGGAAATTATTACACTTTGTCAAAGACTTTTACAGTTTAATATTAATACTACCATAACTAAAGCAGGTAGTAATTTTATAATCTACATAAAAGCAGATAGTGTAGTTACTTTTAATGATTTAGTGTTACCTCACATGTGTGAATCAATGTTGTATAAAATACATTTTAAATAAACTTACTGAGTCCGCTTTAAATTCCGTGAATCTGGGAAAACCCTGAAGAGGACAACCCTAATCCAAGCTTTGTAGAAATACATTGAAGGATCAACGACTAGTACATACCTTCTTACCAAATGGTGTTGGAGAAGATGAAGTACCACGAGTGCGGAACATATAAGAACCTACCAAAGGTTGTCTACTTATATGATGAGATAGTCTGAACACTAGCAATAACTAAATGAAACTAGTGAAACAGGAAATAAAGAGTTCTTGTGATAACAAAATTGACAGTAATAGGTATTAATAGACCAGCAAAACAAAAGATCAGATTCTATGGCCCTGATAGATTTATAATTGAGAATGATAGAGTGATGGTGTTGCATTTCTTAAAATGTAGAAATGGTGATACTAGATTAAGCTTTTTTAAAGCTGAATTTGAGAAGATGAGCATTGCAGAAATGAATACTCCTCCGCAACAAGAAAAGAGAATAGGAACCAAATAATTAATATATGGGATTAACAACAAAAGACTCTGGTAACCAATCCAGTGGATTTAACAGAAAAGAAAAGACTGAAGAGTTGGTGAAGTATCACCAAAAGGTTTTTGATGCATTAGATATTTCTAATCCATTATTTATACCTAAATGTGCTTATAGACCTTATGGTAAAGATGATTTACACATGGGATTCTTTAAGAGTGAATTAAGTAGAGAACAAGATATATATACTGAATTTACTAGTATTGCTCTTGACCCAGAAGATCCTACAAGAACTTTGTATAAATGGAAATATAACCCATTTTATGATGAGGAATATGAAACTACTGAACCAAATGGCCAAGGTCATGTGAGGTATTTGATTCCTGTATCAGAACTGATAAAAGTAAAGGCTGAACCTAATAAGACTGAAACTACAAAGACTGAAGTAAATGGGTTATTTCCTGATTTTGATGATATAATGGATTCAGATTTAGATGCTCCTCTAAGCAGTTTAACTGTAAGAGATCTAGCTGCCATATTATTGAAAAAACCAGTGAGTAACAGAAAATGGTTAAATGATTTAATAAAGTAAAAAATGGATGGATTGGTATTGCCCACTAAAAAAGTGAGCGCAACAAGAACAAACCCAAAGAGATTATTGATTTACTCTAAACCTAAAACAGGTAAGACAACTGCTTTTGCTGGTTTAGAAGACAATTTGATAATTGATTTGGAAAATGGTACTGATTATGTGGATGCATTAAAAGTAAAAGCTAACAGTCTTAAAGAGTTATTAGCTGTTGGTAAAGCTGTAGAAGAAGCTGGTAAACCTTATAAGTTTATCACTATTGATACAGTTACTGCATTGGAAGAAATGGTTATGCCGTTAGCAGTTAAGAAGTACAAAGCTACTTCAATGGGTAAAAATTATGATGGAGACAACGTAATTACTTTACCTAATGGTGCTGGTTATTTATATGTAAGAGAAGCATTCTTTGATGTTTTGAATTATATAGATAAGTTAGCTGATCATATTATCTTATCTGGACATATCAAAGACAAACAAGTTGATGATAAAGGTGAGATGGTAATGGCCGCTAATATTGATTTAACGGGTAAAATTAAATCTTTAATCTGTGCAAATGCAGATGCAATTGGTTATATGTTCAGAAAAAGTAACAAGGTTATCTTGAGTTTCAAGACTAATGAGGAGACTACTTGTGGAGCAAGACCTGATCATTTAAGAAATGCAGAAATTGTAATCAGTGAAGTAAATGAAAATGGTGGGGTTACTACTCACTGGGATGAAGTATATAAATAATTAATAATATAAAAAAATAAGAAAACATGGCAATAGGAACTAAAGACGTAGCAGCAGGTGGTAATGGATTAGCAAAAACAATTACTCCAGGTAATCATAAATTAAAAATCAATAGCTTAATGGCTGAAGATTTCAAGTTTATTCCTGGTGCATTACAGATTATCTTAAACGTAGAAACTGAACCAATTGAAGGGTTTGAAGGTTTCATGTTGAATAAAGATATGCCTGAGTTAGGACATTACAAAGGTCAAATTGGTAGAGTAAAAGCTGGTCAGTATGCATTTGCTGATGGTACTACTAAATCAGGAGTACAAATTTATAGAGATAACTCTATCTTAGTATTCTTGAAATCTATCTGTACTACTTTAGATATGTTAGCATGGTTTGATGATCAAGATAACAAGCATGATACTATTGAAGACTTCATCCTTGCATTCAATGAGACAGCTCCATTTAAAGATAAATATATGGACTTCTGTGTTGCAGGTAAAGAGTATGAAGGTAAAACAGGTTATACAAATTATGACTTATATTTGCCAAAATCTTCTAAAGATGGTTTTGCCTTTGCTAAACTTGGTTCAGGTAAACACTTATTATATTCTGAAACATTACACTTGAAAAAGCTTGAAGCTAAAAAAGTAGATGCATTCGGATCAGGTGAAGATGACTTATCAGTACCAAACAAGGTAGCTTCTGACTTTGATTTAGACTAACAATAGTTTAAAAGGGAGTCAGAAAAAGGCTCCCTTTTTTATTAAAGTTAAAAATTATGATATCAACTAAAAACAATGTTCTTTCAATAAGTGATGTGCCAGTGATATGGATATTTGAGCATTACTTAAATCTTACAGAAAAACTTGATGGTCAACAGATAAAAATTAAATCTGTATTTAAAACTGAGAAGACACCGTCAATGTATATTTATGTTGATGCAAACAGTATGAAATATAAGTATAAAGATTTTTCATCTGGTTTACAGGGTGATCCAATATCTCTTATTGAACGTATGTTTAATTTAAGTAGAGGGGAAGCTATATCTAAACTCATTGTTGATTACAAGTTATTTTTAAATGGAAATAGAGCATATAAGGCTCCTGAAATTAAAAGTTATGATAATTATAAAGTAACTGATTATACTATAAGACATTGGTCTAATTTTGATCAAAACTATTGGGGTCAATATCATATTGGTTCAAAGATGTTAGAAGCATACAATGTATCTCCATTGGAGTATTACAAGATGACAAAAACTGAGCCTGATGGTAGCATATCTGAAATTACAATTACAGGGTTAAACTTATATGGCTACTTTAAAAATGATGGTACATTATATAAGGTTTATCAACCTAAAAACATGAATAAAAAGTTTTTAAAGATAGCTAACTATATTCAGGGTTCTGAACAATTGACCTTGACTAAAGATTATTTAGTAATTACATCCTCACTTAAAGATGTAATGGCTTTCAATAAACTGGGATTTAATAATGTGGAATGTATAGCACCAGATAGTGAGAACACAATCATAAAAGAAACTAGTATTGAAAAGTTAAAGAGTAAGTATAAAAGCATTTGTGTAATGTTTGATAATGATGAAGCAGGTATTAACTCCATGAAAAAGTATCAAGAAAGATATGATTTAGCTTATATAGTTCTAAACATGGAGAAAGATGTCTCAGATTCAATTAAAAAGCACGGGTTACAAAAAGTAAAAGAAGAATTATTTCCACTATTAAAAAAAGCAATACATGAAAGGTAAAATAACAATAGATTTTAAGTATGATAAAGACAACTCAAATGAGTTTGCTCAAGAGATTACAATGAAGAAAGTAACTATTCTTCATATTGCAAGTGCAATTTCAAAATTGACTGCATTAATGGAGGAATATGCAACTCCTGAAGATAAAGAACTTCTTGCTGATCTTATACGTACAGAGCATGATGAAGCTATAGTAGTAATTAAACCATTAGGTGACGTATAAATTTAGAATATGAGTTGGATATATCAAAATAAAGAGTTTACTGAAGATATGATTCCTGAAAATGCAGTAGGTTTCATCTATGAGATGACTGCAATAATTGACGGCAAATCTGTGAGCTATATTGGTAAAAAGAATTTTTATGCAGATGTAAAAACAAAACTGAGTAAAAAAAATATGCCAACTGATAAAAGACTGAAAACATACAAAAGGGTAAGAAAGACTATATATCAAAGATATTATAGTAGTAATGAAGTACTTAAGCAAGCACACAAAGCAGGTGTACTGATTAAAAGAGAAATGCTTATGATATGTTATTCAGCTATGGAGCTTACATATCAAGAAGTAAAAGCACAATTTGTAAATGGTGTCCTTGAAAAAGAAGAATATCTTAATGGTAACATATTAGGAAGGTTCTTCCGTTTTAAATAACATAAGTTTAAATAATAAAAAGTTATGGCTGAAAATAAATTAGAATCAATTATGATTGGTTTAGTAAATGCAGGTATTAAGAAAGTATGTGTAAACTATGAGGGTAGTGGAGATGATGGAGCTATTGAGTCTATAAGAATTACAACTGATCCAGATGTTGACTTTGACCAATTACAAAGTTGGGAAGGTGGAAATGATTTAAATGATTATAATTCAGAGTTATATTCATTGCTTGAAGATTACTGTAATGAAATGTTATTAAATGACATTGAAGACTGGTGGAACAATGATGGTGGCTTTGGATATGTAAATATTGATGTTGAAGAAGGTACCTATGAAATTCAAAATAGTATAAGAGTTACTGATTATGAAGAGTTTAATCATACTGGTAACTTGTTTGAAAAAAATAAGAAATAATGAGTCATCCTTTAGAGCATTGCAAGTCATCTGTTAAAAAATGGAGAGGTCAAGTATCTGATTATCAGGCTATTCATGAGTGGCTTGATGAAACTAAGGCTTGGATAGGTCATAGCATGCATAGAATGTTCCGTCACCATAGTGAAGGTATATTTGAATGTGAAAAAGTATTTGGAACATCATTTATAAATTCTGATGGTAAAACTGTATATACAAGATATGTTGCTGAACAACATGTAAAAGAAGATTGCAATAATTATATTCCTACAGCAAAAGAATGGGTTAAGATGATTGAATCTGGAAAACTAGAACTATGGGCAATAAAAACATTAAAAATAGAAGACTGATGGAAAATAACAAACATGTATGGGAAGGCTGGACAGTTCAAGCATTTATTGATGAACTAGAACCAACATTTGAAATGATAATGAATAATGGTTCATGGCAAAGTGCATTTAAAACTAAACAAGAAGTAAAAGACTGGTGCAAAGATAACCAACCTTATTACAAGAAACACATACCTGATGTAGCTAAATATTTTTATAACAAAGCAGGTTTAAAATAGGAGACTAATGGAAAAAGTAGTACTGAATAGAGAGAATGTAAAGAGTGTAATGGATATGTATGCATCAACTGATAAAGATAATTGGTTAGTTGCAAATGAGATAGTAAATAACTGTGATATTGAAAAATCTAAAGCATGGTTAGTTTTATTATACGCAGAAAGCAATAAAGATAATAATTATTGGGAAGAAAATATACCCAATGTTATTGATGTTATAAGAGGTATGGGTGTTTATAGTGAATATAAACCTACAGTTAATAATGTTTTGACAACATTAATTAATTTAACTGCTGAATCTGATGTAGTAGATATGTTTTTACAATTACATGTTGAAACACTAAAGAAAAGCATGAAAAGTTGGGGTTATCCCGTAGATAAATTAAACTATTCAATAACATTAAAGAATGATTAATAGAGAAGATAGTTTAGCAAAAACCAGTAAAAATTTAATGTTATCAGAACCATATTATGGGTTCTTCTTGATAATGTTAAATAAGGTATGGGATAATAAAAGAGTTCCAACTGCTGGTGTTAGTAAGCATAATATCAATTATCAGCTTACTATTAATGAAGACTTTTGGAGTCAACTCTCTGAAGATCATAGACTTGGCCTCATCAAGCACGAACTTCTTCACATCGCATTTGGTCATCTTACAATGTATTTTAAATTCAGTGATAAGAAATTGGCTAATTGGGCAATGGATTGCGAAATCAATCAATATATTTTACCACATCTTCTACCTGAAGGTGGTGTTAATATTGATGATTATCCTGATTTGAATTTAGATAGAAAAGCAGGTTGTAGATATTACTATGAGAAACTACAACAAGCTAAAGAAAAGAAAGACAAAGGTGGTGAAAACGGTACAAGTGGTGATGAAAACTTTGACAAAGTATGTGATCAGATGGACTCTGGTGACGACATGGGTAGTGATCACCCAACTTGGTCTGACTTTGAAGACATGACTGAAGCTGAACAGAAGCTAATTGAGAAGCAATTGAATAAGATTCTCAATGATGCTAAGGAGATGACTGAAAAGAAAAGAGGTAGTGTTCCTGGAGAAATTGAGGGACTACTTGAAATGGAAGCAATCACTCCACCTAAGTTTGATTGGAAAGGTTATATCAGAAGATTTACTGGTGTATCATCTAAAGTGTATACTAAAAAGATAAGGAGAAAAGAGAATAGAAGATATTCTGAAAATCCTGGTCTAAAGATTAAAATGAAACAACACATGTTGTTGGCAATAGATACCTCTCAATCGGTATGTGACAAGGAGTTACATGAATTTATGAATGAGATTCACCATATTTATAAACAAGGTGTTGACATTACTATAGTTCAGTGTGATACGGCTATTAAAAGTATAGAGCCGTATAAAGGCAAAAATGAAATTACTATATATGGTAGAGGTGGGACTGAGTTTTCTCCCGTCCTTGAGTATTATAATGAGAATATAAAAAAGTTTACTAGCTTGGTATATTTCACTGATGGTGAATGTTATACTGATGTTAAGCCAAAAGCTCCTGTTTTATGGGTGCTGTCTGAACAATCCCACATGAATAACAGCCTTCCGGGAAAGGTGATAAAACTTGAGTTATAAATTAAAAAAAATTAAAAAAGATGAGTCAGATTCAATTAAATGCAGATGAGTTAAAAAACTTTATTAAACATATTGTTAAAAATAATGAAATTCTTCAACAAACAGGCAAGATGCCTACAGCATTAGCTGTTGTTGGTGAAGCAGGTTTAGGTAAAACATCTTCAATCATGCAAGTTGGTGAAGAATTAAACTTAGATGTGGTTAAATTAAATTTATCACAGATTGAAGAATTAGGTGATTTAGTTGGTTTTCCATTCAAAGAGTTTGAAATGGTAAGAGAAGATGGTGTGAACAAATGGGTTCCTGAAACTATTATGGATACATATATCAAAAATAGATATAAGCCAACTGGTAGAAATAGAATGAACTATGCGGCACCAGAATGGATTGAAGGTAAAACTAAAGGTGGTATTTTATTATTAGATGACTGGAATAGAGCTGATTTACGCTTTATTCAGGCCTGCATGGAATTAATTGATAGACAAACATATGTTTCATGGAAATTACCTAAAGGTTGGACTATTTTATTAAGTCAAAATCCTGATAATGGAGATTACTCTGTTACTGCACAAGATATTGCTCAAACAACAAGATATATTACAGTTGAAATGAAATTTGATGTTAATACTTGGGCTAAATGGGCTGAAGGATTTGGTATTGATGGACGTGGAATAAATTTTATTTTAATGAATCCTGAACTTGTAACTCAAAATATTAATCCAAGAGCTATTACTACTTTCTTTAATGCTATCAGTTCTATTGAAAAGTTTGAAGAAGAGTTACCATTAATCCAAATGATTGGTGAGGGTTCTGTTGGAGCTGAGTTCTCTAGTATGTTTACTATGTTCATTAATAACAAGATGGATAAAATTATTTCTCCTAAAGATGTATTAACTAATACTAATGAGGCATATGTTATAGGAGCATTAAATGGTGCGGTAGGTACGGGAGATGATTATAGAGCTGACATCAGTAGTATTATCACTACAAGAATCATTAATTATTCATTGAAGCATGCATCTGAGCATGCAGTAAGTGATACAATGATTAACCGTTTGGTTAAATTGACTACAGATTGTGATGCATTCACTAATGATCTTAAGTATTACATGGTAAAAGAAATTTTAGCAGGTAATAAACCTAAGTTTGCTAGATTGATGCAAAATCCATTGGTAGTTAAGATGGCAGTTAAATAAAATATAAATATAAAGCGGTGTAAAAAGCCGCTTTTTTTAACTTAAAATATGGAAAAAATTTTAATAGCAGAGTTAACCATAGATAGTACTTTTTATAATACAGGTGATATAAAAGATTTAGGACTTACTGTAAGTTTTGAATCTAAAATAGGTACGTTTACACCTACAAAAGATTTATTTACAAATATAACTGAAGGTTATGAACCTGTTCAAAAAGATAAATTATTCTTTGGTAAAGCTGTAACTATACCTAGAGTAAAACTTAAAAATCTTACAAAAGATTATAAGATTAAAGCAACAACAAAGATAGAGGATGCAACTGCAATTTTTGTATCTAATAATGCATTCTCAAAATATACTGAAGATGTATGGAATTATAAAGTTACAACTGAAGGTTTTAAAACTTTTATAGAAGAAGCTGTAAATAATGGTGTTATTGATGCTTATTATGTTGAAAAAGTAAAAGATGCATTAGAGTTTTATACAAATGACTATATTGCAATATCTTATCATACAAGAGGTATACTTGAACATTCAAATATACCATTTCGTATAAATAATGGTACATCTTTTTCATCTCAAAGAATGTATTACATTAGTGATACGCATTTTACATCATATACTGAGATTCTAAATGCAACATGTCCTGTTTATAATGAATCTGATCTTCTTAAGTATTTAAATGGTGATGATGCATTAGCTATTGAAGAAAACATGTATGAAAGCTTATGTGAAATGTTTGATAGCTCAGATAGAGATAATCATACAATGGCAATGGAGATCATGGCTAACTCAAACTTTGAAGGTAGTCTTTTGTATTTGTGTTTGTTATTTCATGAGTATAGTACCCGTTTACAAGAGTCAAGAACTAAAAGTCATGTGAATTTTAAGTCTTTACTTGCAATGATGGATATCAGCGGTTGGTATTTTTACTTAAGTGTTGATGACATCATGGAAAAATTGAGAGACCATGGTCAGTTGACTAAAGAAAATGTTGATTTAGTACTAAAAAAATTAGGAGCAAAAATCGCAGATAATGGTGATACTAAACACTTTAGAGTTAAAACAATCAGTATGTCAGAAGAGATGCTAGCTGTTTTGAATTTAAATTATGAGTATAAAGTATTTGATGATTTTGTACCACAAACTCCTGAGATTGAAGAACAAGTTGTACAACCAGTATCTCTTGAAGAAGAGGCTGTACTTGCAACTGTAGAAGAAACTGTTGAAGAAGTGGTAGAGACAGTTGAAGAAGTAGTTAACACACCTACAAAAGAGTTAATAGACTTTGACAATGTAATAATAGAACCTAAAACAAATAATGATGGGTATTTCTTATAATGAAGAATTAGATCAATTTTATAAAAGTGACTTTTATTTTAGTTACTCAAGTATAAATAAGCTGTTGTATTCACCAGCAGCTTTTTATAAACACTATATCTTAAATCAAAAAGAAGATATGGTTGATGCTCATTTAGTGGCAGGGAAAGTAATACATTGTTTACTACTTGAACCAGATAAGTTCAATGATGAATTTATTGTAATACCAAGTAATCTACCAAAAGATAATAATAGATTACTTGTGGATGAAGTCTTTAAGGTTTTTCAATCACAACCTGATACTGATTTAACATTGGCTGATTTTCCTGATTCAATAATTAGTGTACTTGCTGGTATTAATTTACACCAGTCATTGAAAACTGATGAAGGTAGGATTGCAAAAATGGTGACTGAACAGAACACACAATACTTTGAATTTTTAAAAGTAAAACAAGGTAAGACTATTGTAGATCAAACTACACTAGACACCGCAAAAGAATCTGTAGAGTTATTGAGAAATCATGAGACTGTAAGAAGTCTAATGCAACTTGATAATGATAAAGATGAAAATGTAAAAATATATAATGAAGAAGGAGTACAGTTAAGATCAAGTAAATACAAGTTTGGTTTTAAAGGTATCTTAGATAATGTGGTTATGGATCACAATACTAAGACTTTATTCATTAATGATTTAAAGACAACAGGTAAAGCTATTCAAGACTTTCCAGACTCAGTGCAATACTACAAATATTGGATACAAGCAGTAATGTATAAACAATTGAGTTTAGGTAAATATCTTAAAGGTTTACCTGATGCGTCTGAATGGAAAGTTGTAATTACTTTTGTAGTGATTGATAGAGCTAATTTAATTTACCCATTTCAGGTATCAGATGAGACATTAAAAGTATGGGAAGAAGACTTTAAAGAGATATTGAATGTAGTAGACTATCATTATAGCAATAAAGACTTTACATTACCATATGAATTAGCAACAGGTAAAATTAAATTGTAAGTTATGAGTATTGATGCGCTTTATAAGAATTATTTTCAAAAATCTAAGATATTTGTCTATCCGCTCTTAGGTATTAAAAAGGGTGTAAGTGTCACTCCAGTTCAAACATATTTTGGCTGGAATGATTATGTAGCACCCGAGGATATGAAACTAGTTGCTGTATATCATGAGAGAAAAGATCAAGATTACATCAACTTTGAAAAAAATGTATTACTGAAACATAATCGGCTAAGTGATTACATTAAACTAAATGATACTGAAGTATTATATACATTTGATTTTTCTGATATGGAATCAGATTGGATGCATTTAATCAACGGTAGATATAGTAAGATGAATCCAACAGTAAAGCGCAAAATAAGGGACCATTTTGATAAGAATGGGAGTAATCACATGTATATGGATAGTTTTTTGTTTCCTGAAAAGTATTTCAACATTTACTCTGAGTTGCTAGGAGTAAATGAAGAATTGCTTAAAAATGTAGGGGAACTATGTACTAAACCAGACATGGAAAAAGAAATATTAATGGTTACTGTACAAGAGTTGCAGAATCCAAAAATAAGTGAGTAATTTGTAAACTAAAAATAAAATAGTATGTCAGGAAAAAGAACAATGTTGGCTATTAATTCTGAATGGAATGGTCACAAAACATTTAGATTAATACCAGTATCTAATGATTGCCCGTATGTAGAGTGTATTTATGATGTAACATCACAGTTGTTTGTTATCATTGGTAAAACAACTAAGACTACTTTGCACATGTTACCAAAATTAGATGAGAATGGTGATCCAACAGCTACTGTAGCATTGAGACCTAATGGTAGAAATGTTAAAGAAGAAAGAGTATCAAGTGAAACATTCCAAGAATATTATTTAGATAATAAATCAGATATTAAGGAATTAGTATATTATTTAGCGTCTAATGCTGAAGAGTTTGATATTGAGTCAATATTAGAAATACCTGCTCCAGCAGTAAAATAATTATTTACACAAATTTCACAGGGGGAAATCAACTTCCCTCTGTGCTTTTATATATGGGGAAACAGCTTAACTGAATAAGGATTATGAAACAAAATTGGGTAATGGACTATGAAACAATGAGCAATTGCTTTATTGCTGTGTTTCAGGATGTTAAGTCAGATGATACAAGAACCTTTGTAATACATGATTTACAAAATGATTGGGATGACTATATTGAATTCCTTAAAAGAAATGTACTGTATGGTGAGTGGCATGTATCTTATAATGGATTAGGATTTGATGGTCAAATAACTGAGTATATAATTCAAAATGCAGGTAGCTTATCCTTTATGAGTGGATGTGAAATTGCTGAATGGATTTATAGTAAAGCGCAGTATGTAATTTATAAACAAGGTTCCGGTGAGTTTCTAGATTTTTATGAGAAAACTATGAGCATTAAGCAAGTAGATGTATTCAAGTTAAATCATTGGGATAATCCTGCTAAGAGATCAAGTTTAAAGTGGATTCAGTATAGTATGGATTGGGAAAGTATTCAAGACATGCCTTTACACCATACTACTAAGGTAACCACATTTGAGCAAATTGATATGATAATTGGTTATTGTATTAATGATGTTGTATCAACTAAGAGAATAATGCAGCTTAGTAAAAATCAAATTGCATTAAGAAAGACATTAACAGAGGAGTATAATATTCCTTTATTCAGTGCATCAGAACCAAGAATTAGTAAAGAGTTATTTTTACATTTCTTGAGTGAGAGTACTGGGATTAAAAAATATGAGTTAAGACAGTTAAGAACTAAAAGAGATAGTATCCAGGTAAAGGATATCATTCTTGATTATGTAAAGTTTGAGACTGCAACTTTTCAGAAACTATTATCAGTATTTAATGATATAGTTGTGTATCCAGAACATACAAAAGGAGGATTCAAATATTCTATAAACTATAAAGGTGTAAAGACTGATTTTGGTTTAGGTGGTATTCATGGTGCTAGAAATAGTGGTATCTATAAATCTGATAAAGATGTTATTATTATGACAAGTGATGTGGTGTCATATTATCCAAATTTAATAATTAGAAATGGTTGGGCTCCTGCACATTTACCTAAAGTAGAATTCTGTGAATTGTATGAATGGTTTTTTGATGAGAGAAAAAAGATAAGCAAGAAAGATGTAAGAAATTATGTATATAAGATTATACTGAACAGTACTTATGGATTAAGTAATGATGCTAATAGTTTTTTATATGACCCTCAACTAACTATGCTCGTAACTATTAATGGCCAGTTGAGTCTTTGTATGCTATATGAAATGATAGTTGAGGAGATTCCAAATGCGGTACCATTAATGCAGAATACTGATGGTTTAGAAACTATCATACCAAGAGAGTATCAGGAAAAATATTTGGAGATATGCGCTAGATGGGAAAAAATTACTCAACTTGAACTAGAACATGATACATATAGTAAAATGATCATCCGGGATGTAAATAATTATATAGCCGTGCATGATTACAAACTTGTTGATGAAGATAGATATAATGAAATTAAGCAAGAGAATTCACACTATCTTTTTAAAGAAGAGAATGATAAATTCTATTATGCTGCAACTAAATGTAAAGGAGCTTTTGAGTTTAACAATCTGGCCTTGCATAAAAACAAAAGCTTTTTAATTATTCCTAGAACTATATATAACTATTTTGTACATGGTACGGTACCAGAAGATTATCTGAAAACCCAAAATAATATCTTTGATTATTGTGGAGGAGTTAAGATAAAAGGTGACTGGTCATTTCAAGAAGAGAAAGTAGAGAATAATGAGCACACAGTAACTAATCTTCAACATACTATTAGGTATTATATATCTGAAAGAGGTAGTAAGATTATTAAAAAGAATAACTCAGATGGTAGACAAATACAAGTTGAAAGTGGTAAGTGGATGCAAACTGTTTTCATCAACTATGTAGAGAAACCCTTTGAAGAGTACTTAGTCAATCCCAAGTTTTATCTAGAGAAGATAAATAAAGAGATTAGACAGTTAGAACCAATTATTAATCAGTTAAAATTATTTTAAGATGGCCGTAAGAACACAAAATTGTACAAGAGAATATTTAGGAACTATTCCTTTACCAAACCATGCTGATACATACACAGTTATATCACATGAGTTTGTAATTAGTAATGCATTAGAGCAATTAGCTCTACATGGTTTTACTGTTGCTGATGAGAAATATAGAGCTAATTCAGACGGCTCTATTGCTCAAGGTATTTATTATTTAAACTACACAAAAGATCCAGAAGTTGGGATGATGTTTGCATGGTCAAACAGTTACAACAAAACTATGAGATTCAAGTGTGGTATTGGTGGATATGTATTCATATGCATGAATGGAGTGGTAGCTGGAGATATGGGTTCATACAGCAGAAGACATTCTGGAACCGCAGATGCTGATACTATTAAAACTATCATTGATCAGATTAGTAATGCAGATGAGTACTTTACTCAGATTGTTGCTGATAAAGACACAATGAAAAAGATTACATTGACTGAAAGAAAACAAGCTGAGTTATTAGGTATCTTATATGCTGAATATGAGATTCTTACTAATGAGCAAATATCAGTTGTAAAAAATCAGATGGAAAAACCAAGTTATGATTATAACTGTGACTTCAATTCTTTATGGGCATTTTATAATCATGTTACTTATGCATTGAAAAAATCACATCCAAAAGATTGGATGGATGATCAAAGAAAACTACACTGGTTTATTGCAATGGAGTTTGATTTAGTTAACTTTACTGATGATACAACAGAAGACATTGACTTAGATATTGTTGATCCATTAGCGTTAAATTATGGTGAGCCTGAGAATCAGTTAAACATTCTTACTGAGATTGAGAAAGCTGAAGTAGAAGCTGACTTAGTTCAAGCTATTGAAGAAAGAGAAGAAGCTGAAAGAGATGTTGTATGGTATGAGGATCCAAGATATGCAGTTGGCAATGGTTTATTATATGAGGATCCAGTAGGTAATACTTTTGAAGCACCTGTAGTTGATGAAGTTACTACTATTTATGAAGCAACAGCAGTAGTTGATGATATCAAGATTCACATTGAGTCTGATGAAGAATATAATGCTAGAGTAGCTGCAATAGAAGGTGAACCTGAAGAAGAGTTTACAATTGAAGGATATAAACTGGTAGTAGAAGAAGAATTAGTTTTACCAACTACTGATCAGATTATTTTTGAAGGACTTAAAGCTGCAGATGAAGCTAAAGCTGTTGTTACACTTACAGAAGATGAATTAGCTTCACAGTTATACGGTGTAGATAATGATCCTGAATACTTATCACCAGTTATTGAAGATGAAGTAGAAGTTGAAGTAGAAGAAGTTAAACCTACTGAAACTAAGGTAGTTGATGATTGGGATGACTTTGATTTAGATTTTGATAATGATGATAAAAAAGATACACTAGGAGGTGAATTCTTCCTATAAAGACACTTGCTCCAAGGGAGTATAGTTAAACAAATATATCAATCAAGTGGGTACAGAAATGTATCCACTTTTTTTTATCTTTACAAAAAATAAATTATGAAAGTACAGTTAAATAAAGTGAAGGATTTCCATGAGGGATTTCAACAAATAAATGGTACAGAACCAGTATTAATTAGTCATGATGAAGTTGTGTTAAGACACAGACTTATGGCTGAAGAGAATGATGAATATATTCAAGCAGCTTTAGAAGGTGTTATGAGTGCAGAACAAAGACTGGAAGGTATTGCTGATGCATTAGGTGATCAGCTTTATATTTTGTGCGGTACCATATTGAAACATGGTATGCAGCATATCATAGAAGATGTGTTTGCTGAGATCCACAGTTCTAATATGAGTAAATTAGGACCTGATGGTAGACCGCTTTTGCGCGAAGATGGTAAAATCCTTAAGGGACCTGGTTATTTTAAACCTAACCTTAAACAATTCATCAAGTAATGGAAGCAATATTAAAATTTAATTTACCTGAAGAGGCAGAAGATTTCAAAAGTGCAGTTGATGGTTATAAGTTTAAGCTTATAGTATGGGATATGGATCAGCATTTAAGATCTATTGCTAAGTATAGCCAAGATGATGTTGAAGCTAATACAGCACAAGAATTTAGAGACAAATTACATGAATATATTTCAGATTATAATGTATCAATAGAATGAAAGCAAAATATAATAATAAGACAGTTTATATTAAGTATAAATCGGGATGTGGTGAGTATGTACTTGTATCTAGAGATAAAAATAAACTTATAGGTTTATTTAAAGTAAACTTATCAGATTTAACTGATATAAATATTAAAGATTTAAAATAAAAAAGGGAGAGCCATAACGGTTCTCCCTTTTTTTTTCTACTTGTCTTAAGTTTAACAAAAGTGTTTTATCTTATTAAACTTTCAAATCCTTTAACTGCTTCACCTGGATCAATATTATTTCCTGAAAAACCCATAAGTTTTAAGAAATATGCCCAAGCTTTATTATCTCCTTTTTCCCAAACACCAGTATCTCTTTTGTATGTTTCAGTAATATTAGTTGGTAATAATTGATTAGCAAGACGTAATGTTCTTTCAAGTGTACTTGTAATTACTAATGGTGACTTTATAATACGCATTGTATCTCCAATCCAAATATAACTTGCAGTTTCACTACGCATTCTGATTAACTCATACATTGCAAAGTTATATGCATAACTTTTTCTTACAGCTTCATCATCATCATCATCTCCACTAAATGCATAAGCTAACATTCCTGCTAATCCACCTAAAGCAATAATAAGTGTTAATTCAGTTAATGTTCTTGTAATTTGTGCTTTTTCAAAATCAGAATAGGTTGCCCAGTTTTTAGTTACATTAAACTTCATCTGTTTTATATCTCTTATCATAGTAGAATTAAAGGTTCTATAAAAACCCTCAACAGGACTACCTAACTCTTGATCCATTGATGCTTTTTTAAACCTTCTTTTGTATCCTGGTACTAAATGTTTTTTATACATTAATGCAAGTCTACCTAATGAAAATCTTTGCACAGTACCTTTATCAAAATCATTATATACACCATGTAATCTTTTACTTAATGCATGTAATTTATTCTGTAAGTCAAATCTTTGTTTAGATGTAAAATTAGTTTTTGTATAAATATCTTTTGAACCATATTTTTTATATGCTTCAAGTACAGTTATTTCTTCTCCAGTAGCTTTATCTATTGTTTTTGTAGCTGCCATTAATGCAAACATTGAAGATACTTGTATTTCATACTCACCCCAATGTTGATTAAAGAATAATGTATCAGTTCTCATTAATTTAATTACTGCTGACTGAGATACATTTCTACCATACTGATCTTTATACTCACCTTGCATTGGATCAAATTCCTCAATTAATTGTCCTACCCATGATTTAGGTGAAGATTTTCCAAAGTCACTGAATAAATCCGGTACAATTTTAGCAAATTCTTTTTTACCAGTATGAAGATTTTTAACAGAAAAAAATTCACCTGAGTTTGCCTCAATAATTAATTGAATATTACCTTGTAAATTATTTGCTACACCTTTTAATACATCTGCTGCAATAGAAGTAATAGCAGAAAAACCCATCATAGTGTTAGTTAATTTACCTCCTGAAAATCCAAGTATTTCTTCAGCTCTTTGCATCTCTTGATATACAACCATATCTATAAATGCATCAACATGTCTTTTAGAATAACTTTCACCATTCTGTCTTAAAAACTCAGTAAAACCAATTTTTTTAGCAAAAGCATCAAAGATTGGTTTACCTTTTGAATTGGTTGCTGTTACTTCTCTTTCACCAATAATAGTTTTAAACATATTAATCTCATTACCTATCTTATTCAATGCTTCATATTTATTAGACATTGAGTTAAATATTAATACAGATCTTACTAAATCTAAACTTACATCCTTAGCATCCATATTACGTGTATAATCTACAGGTAAAAACTTAGTGCCTTGTTCAGATAAATCACCTAATGCATAATCCACATCATCAGTTGTAATAGATGTTGCTTCTTTAAACTTATATTTTGCTAAATCTTTTCCACCATTTTGCTGAAATCTTTCAAGATCAGTCTTAAGTATTGATGGTAATATATATCCTTTCTTCTGTACATCTGGTAATCTTTCTTGTGCTTCAAGATACATATCAACTAAATACTTATGATACTCACCTTTTGGATTTTTTGGTTTACCCGTTGAGTCATATAAGCTAGTCCAGTTTTTATTTATATACTTTATTGATGGTTCACTTAACTCACCTTTATAATATACTTTACCATCTTTACCAACTGAATGGACACTGTCATACCAACCATCATATTCATCTTGAGTCAATAGTTTTGCATTCTTTAATTTTAATTTAGATGCAATAATCTTATCAATCTCTTCTTGACTTTTTGCATTAGTATTATCCTTATACCATTGATTTTTAATTCTTTTTTGTTCAGTATCTGATAAACCAGCAAGTGATTTTTTCATTTTGCTTAACTCACTTTTAAAGTAGTTTATATCATGTTTCTGTACAAAGGCTGCTCTCTTTGTTACTTCAACAGTACCATCACTATTTTCTTTAGTAAAATCTAAAAACTCATATAAACCTTCATTAAATTTTGCTGGATTATTTTGACTAGCAGATTGAGTGTCTTTATATTTTTCAAACTCCTCACTTGCTAATCTTTTAACGTCAACATCTGTAAGCCTAGCAATTTCTAATTCTGTTTTAACAGCTCTTGCAAATAATCCAAGTGACTGATCATTGGATGATATCAATGGACTAATTAAAAAATCTATCACACCTTCATCTTGACTTGCTTTAGTTAATAATTCTACAAGAGATTTTTTATCTAATGAAAAATTTTGCCATGTATTGATTGCATCTTCTAGTTTACTAATCTCTTTTTCTTTTTTCTTTTCAGATAAAGTATTAGAAGCCTTAACTTCATCTAGTCTTTGTTTTAATGTTTCAAGATGTGGCAACACTTTTTCTTCAATGCCTTCTGCTTGGTACTGTAATAACCAATCCGCCATTAATGGTATACCAACTTGTACATATTTCTTTTTAATATTATCTCTTATTGTAACAGCATCTGAAAGCATGTCCTGTGCAGTCATATTTGTGTCAGAATCTCTTTCATCTTTTCCAGCTGAGAAAAAATCATATACATCTTGTTTACTTATCTCATCTAATATAGAGTATCCATTAGCAAACTCATTAATTGATGCTAATTCATTTAATATATCTTTACCATCTTCAGTACCAATATTACTCAAGATTAAATCAAATCTTTTTTTAGCATGTTGAGCTTGTTCATAGGCATCTTTAACAAACATATTAATTGAGTCAACACCATCTAATGCTTTTAGAGTCTCAAGTAGTTTTTCCTTTTTCTTTTTAAAAACCTCCTGATCTTTAACTTTTCTACCCTCAAACATTTTTATCTCTTTACTTACATATAGACGCATTCTATCTACTAGAGATGACAATTTATCATCCCTAGTATCTTCTGGATCCACACCTGTTGCAGGTTCAGTTTCTTTATACTCATTTAAATCTGCATCATAATTATACCCGCGTTCTGTCCATAGTTCAAGGGCTCTTTCTTTATTACCGTTAGCTTCTTTAAGAATATCCTGATACTCTTGACTAGTTTTAATTGGGCACGTTAACATATTGCTTTAAGTATTTCATTAATTTTATCATTTAATTGACTCTGAGTTGTGATTTTATTATTACTAATATCATTAATTATATCATCAACACTTATTCCTTTAACTGCAAGTAACTGATCTAATTTATATTCTTTTACACCACTTGCTAATTGTTTAGCAAAGTTATATAATTGTTTTCTATTAACCGGTTTTTCTAATGTGATTTCTTGTGATATGTTACCAGTAAACATATTCATATTTTTAAGAAACATTTTACCTGAAGCTTTATCTACTAAATCATAAAGCTTCATATTATTTAATACCCAAGTTCTTTGACCAACTGTAAACTCTTTAGGTAATTTACCTTGATTTTTAGATACTTCAGCATTAAATGCTTCCATGTCTGAATTTATCTGTGGTTCTTCAGGACCAACTTCAGCAAATGCAATTTTTGCCAATGCAATAATAGCTTTTCTATCACGGTTACTTTCATCCCGCTGCATCACTTTACCTGTTATACCAGATATAATTACATCTTTATTATTAACAACGTATTTAGCAGGTACTTCAACACCTTCTTTATTTGTATATGTTCTGTATTCTACTACAACTGCTCTACCTTGTTTTACTGCAAGGTTAGCAAGGATTTTATTTCTATCTACACTAGCTTCTTTAAATACTTCATCACCATTTTTATTAAAGATACTACCATTTTCAACAGTATATGTTTGAGTTTCTTTACCTATAGGTTTATAAGTTATTGTATTATTAGATTGTGTATCTTCTACATCTTCTTTAACTTCACTTAGTGGAGCTTGTTGTTGAATAGATTCATCATCAAATAAACTAGTCTGTGCAGTATCTACTAACTTTGTATTATCATCAATTAACATAGAGACTAAGTCCTCAAAATTTACTGCTGAGTACTCATCAGTGTATAATAGTTCATTAAGTTTACTCAATATAGGTTCATTATTTTTTGCCCAACTATATTGTTGATCACTCATTCCATACTCTCTAAGACCTGGATCTTCAAAAACTCTTCCATCTTTTATAGTTTCTGAATCTAATGGATCTGTATTAAATGGATTTGTATTTTCAAATATCTTTTTAACATTATTTAGTTCTTGTAAATTAAATGTATAACCCTCTAATTTATCAACTATAGTATTTGGAATTACTTTTTTTATTCTTTCTTGTTTAGCTTCAACATTAGTAGATGATTGAGTAGATGGTGTCCCCCAATCATATTTATTAATTAAATAATCTAAAGCTATAGCATGAGACGGTTCTCCAAGTTCTGCATAATATTGCAGTTGTCTTCCTTTTAATTTACCTGATTTTAAAACATCTAGAATAAATGCTTTTCTTTTTGGTTTAACATCTTTAAATTTATCAGTAGTTAACCAATCAATATAATTTATAACTGCTTCTTTAGTAGTATTAGTTTTTATAGTACCTGTTCTAATAAAATGAGCCCAAGGATTACTAAAGCTATTTACATCACTAACCACTTCCATAGTATAAACTCTATTGTTAGCTTTTGCTTCTTTTATATTAGCATCCCTATCATATTTACCATCTTTAGTTTTAATGTTAGAAATAACTACATTTTTATTTTCTAATTGAGAATATATATCATTACTATCAACACTAGTAGAAGGTTGAGTAGGTTTAGCACCAAAAGTCATACCTTGAACACCTGCAGATACTACACCTTTAGGTACATATTCTTCATCTTCAACTTCTACATCAACATCTATATCTGTTAACTCAGAAGCTTTACGTGAAGCTCTTGATAGAATATAATTATTTTCACCAACACCATTTTCAAATAATAAATTATCTATTATATCTAATGTTTTATCTTTTATCTCAGTATCTAAAGCTAAGAATTCTCTTGATGCAGGTTCTATTATTTCAAAGAATGTAGTATCAGGTAAAACATAACTTAAACCATATTTAGTACTACCTACTCCATTTTGTAAAATAGACATAAGAGGTAGCATTTTAAACATATCTGATATCTCTTTGTTTTGCTCTGGGTCTTTTACTTTAATAACATTATCATCAGCAAGATCAAGCAAGTTTTGGTGATAAGCTTCAGCTAATGCACCTTTAACAGCAGATTTATTATTTAATGTTAATGTTGTTGTATACGCAGGTTCTGTACCAAAAGCAGTTTTTTTCTTAGTTCTTACTGGTATATCAGTAATTTGTTCAAGTATAGGATACAATTCTTTTAAGTGAGAATGCTCACTCAACATTACCATAAATTTTTCAATATACTCTTTTGAGTCTATATCTGTAAATGATTCTGGTATTCCTGGGAAAGATTCCTCAGTTGAAATAATATTATTTAATTTATTCTGATAGATGTAATTTACTATTGCATTTTTGTATGCAGTTATGTATGCTTCAACACCATCTTTACCTTCACCAAATTTAGTAGTTATCTTACCACCATTTCTTGTAATAGTTTTGACCATGTGATCAGATACAATTTTATTATTTGTTAGATTAAACAAAGGTGATACAGCATCTGTAATAATCATTTTATCAAAGAATGTACCTAATATAGATTCCTCTTGAAGCTTTCTTGCTAATTCAGGTTCTATCTTAGATGAATCTGCAGCTTCTTCAAGTGATAAAGTTTTTTGTGTTACTTCTTGTATTGTTTTTGAAGTCTTAGTATCAGGATTAGCTTGTCTTTTTAAATTAGATAAGCCTTTTATCTCTTTCTCAAATTCAATAAAATGCAAGAAAGCTTTTATTGCAGAGTCACTGTTAAAATCCTCATTATCAATATTTGCTTTTAATTCAGCTTCACTAAATTTATTAACATCTTTAGTTAATAATTGTGTAACATAATACCAGTTATCATTTGAAAGTAAATGAGATGGGCTAACCTTTTTATATAAACGTATTTGAACTTTTTGACCATAATCATTATATACAGGGTTACCCTCTTCATCTAATTTATATTTTGGTTTTTCATAAAATATATCAGATATGTTATCCTTATTAATAGTTTTATTATCAATTGCTTTTAGTAATTCTTTTGGTGCAAAAACTTTAAAACTATTATCCTTAAATTTAACTTTTACATTTTCTTTAGTAGCTTTAACAGCATCTAACATTTTTAACTTATTTGCATCTTTTAATAAGCTTGGATAAGTAGTTTCTACAAAAGCTTCATTTAATGATGTTTTAGCTAATGTATTTTGCAATGCTTTATATTTTTCATTTTCATTTGCTAGTACACCGTTTTCAGTTACATTAGCAAATGCACTACTTATCAATCTTTGTTGTCTTGCATACTCTTTTACTAAAGGTTGAGACACAAAGTAGATAGCTTCTTTTTTAGGTACACCTGCTTTTAATAATGAAAGCAATACAGGTACTATTTCTGTATTAGCTTGAATAAAGAATATCCATGCATCTTTCTCAACATCCACAGATCCATTCATCAAGTGAGATATTAAATCGGCAATCTTATCTTGGTTGTCTACACTGTTAATCTTTGCTAAAGATATTTTACCATCATCTGTTTTATTATGATTAAGTAATAATCTCATTTCATAGTCTATCTCTGGTACTTCAACATATCTGTTATTCTCATCATCCCATGTTTGATGCTTATATGTTTTTGGAAGAGCAGCACCTAATGATGTAAATAATGGATGTAATGCATTCTCAAGAGCAATAATACCTAATACATCTTTACCAATCATATTAGCCTCATGTTTGTGTAAGTTATAACCTACTTCAAATACATTTGTTGGACTAATCTTTTTAAACTCTTTATATTCAGGAGATGAATTAACAAGATCAACAGCTATATCTTTTAATAAGTAAGTGTCATTTGGTCTCACTAATGTAGAATAGTTATCTGGTAACTCAAGGATACCTCTAATTGAATCAATTAATCTATTTTCTAATGCAGCTTTTTGCATTTTAATTAATCTTTTCATTTCACTTTTATCACCTTCTTTCTTAGCAGCATTTATTTGACTCTCTAATTTTTTAGCATCCATGCTTGTTTCTATATAGTGACCCATTGCATCTATATTAGGCATGAATGTAGTAAGCTTATCAACGTCAAAATCGGCACCTGACTTAGCAACAATTTCTGATGGAGGAATAATGATATTACCTGCAGATGGATCTAAGAACTCATACACTTCCATAAACTCCATAGAGTTTAATCCTTGTACTGGAATCCTTACAGCTGTCATAGTGATTGCTTTACGGTTATTACCTTTACTCAACCACTCATCATTCTTGATCATCTCATTTAATCTCTCTCTTGTACCAATAGGTTGTTTATCATTATGGTTAAGCTTTAAGAGATTTTTAAAATCACCTTGTAATGCAATAGCAACTTTCATTGCAGTTGTTTTACCATCTTCACCAGGATAGTAAAAAGGCAAGTTATTACTACCTAAGTATTTTTCAATGTCTTTAGTTTCTGCTTTATCAAATTTAAAACCTGAATCCCATAATCCATTAGACATAGAACTTGCTACTTGTACTAATGCTTCACCTTTTACTTTTTGTTTTACAATTCTTTTTTCAACAAGTGATACTAATATTTTTTCAATATCATCAGCTAATAAGTGTAAAGACAAATCTTTTGTGATCTTATTATCCTTACCTACTTGAATATACTTAATTAAGTGTTCTGGTAAATCCTTTCTCTCTAGCTCTCTTTGAACTACATCCATGAATTTAGTAAGGTCTCCACTTACATATTTACCATCTACTTTTTCATACCCAATCTCTTCAAGTAATTCTGTTTTAAGTAAATTAGTGTAATCCTTAATAGCAGTTTCATATGCTTTAACATATGGTGCATAATCTTTATTTACTAGTTCTCCATCTTGGTATAAACCTTCAAGTATAAGTTTTCTTAACTGAGTTGAGAATACAGTTTTACCTTTATACTTAGTTGGTACTGCTGTAACATTCTTTAAGTTAGCAAGGTATATAGTATTAGGCGTAAACTTAATATCAGATTTTAATATTTTTTCAACACCTTTATCATCATATATTTGATCTGCTACAGCTTTTCCATTTTCATCTAATTCAGATGTGATGCTTCCTACTTTAGAACCAGTTTGGAATGTAGCATACTGTATATTAGATTTCATCATTTGATGATGTAAAGATTCTAAGTCAGATCCTTTAATCACTGATGGAATTAATGGCATCAATGCAAACTTATGCATTGCATTAACTGGTAATTGTGTATTAGCTAAATGACCAAAGTGTTGTAATTTATATACAGGAAAGAATCTTACTATGTCTTCTGCTTTAATTGGCTTATCATTAATAATATCTTGGAATAAGTTTTCTTGTTCAGCTGACCAATTGCTTTCAGCTAATCTTAAATTACGGTATGCATCAATAGTAATAAAACCTTGACCATCACCTTCTTCCATTTTTTTATACGTATCAATTTCTTTAGCAATTCTTTTTTCTATTTCTGCTTTTGATACACCTCTTTTAGTATAATCATCTCTTAAAGCTTTTTCAATATGTTTAACATATACAGAATCTCTACTTACATCTTGAAGTATTGCAGTATTATAAGTGTTAGTATAGTTAAAACTATTATAACCCTTACCATATCCTACTTTATTAGCTAACTTATGACCATAAGAAGTTTTCTTAATAAGATCACTTTGTAAAAAGTTTTGAGTGTATACATCATCCATGAATCCTCTACCTCCTGAAGTAGAACCTGTATTTCTTTTATGCAACTCTTGTTTAGCATGATTGTATTGTGCTATATCACCATATACTAAACTTGCTGTTTCAAAGTTGTGTATCCAGGCATTCATTGTGTAAGCTTTAACAAGCAACTTATGTTTCTCTTCCTCTTCAAGTGTTGTAAACACGTTAAGCTTATTCATCAATGCTGGATCATAGAATGGAGCTTCAGAAAACTTATCATAGTTTTTATCTGTTTGACTATTAAAGTATTCTGTTACTTGTTCAGTAATAACTTTTTTAATCTCTGGATTAGACTTTAAATAGTTTTTAAGGTCACCATCTTTTACATTATCAATTAGATATTGTTTAAGATCCATAGTTTTTTCTTCACCATTTATTGTAGTAGTGAAGTCTTTTAATATATTATCAAATGCAGTAAATTGTTCACCTGCATAAATAGGATTTTCTTTAGTCCCAACATTTCTGTTATAACCATTATACTGCTTAAATAATTCTTTATTGCCTTTGAATTTTTGTATTCTGATTAACTCAGCCTGTATGTATCCTGTAAATATTTCATCAACAGCATATCTGTCTGCAATACCATTTGGACCAAACATATCAATGTCTACATACAAGTTAGTTTTTTCTGTCTTGTCCATACCACCAGCAATATTATTTGATAATCTCATACCAAATGAAGAAGACTTAGAAGCATGTCTCATGAATTCTATAATACCACCTTTAAGCATTGTATTTAATTCTTGTATGTATTTACTTTGTACATCAAGGGAAGTTGTGTTAGCACCTTTTTCATCTACAATTTGGGTACCCGCAACCATTACTAAATCAAGTTTGTTATCACTGATTCTTTTACCTAATGTGTTACCTTCAAATTTAAATATGTTTTTTAGTATCTGAGACTGTAATGTAAATCCATTTATTTCTGGATTAAGATAACTCATATATTGATAAGCATCGCCTGTCCATAAATCTTTACCTTCTGTAACATTATTAAGAGCATCAACAATCATACTTACAGTATTATCTTCAATAAACTCATTAACAAGATTCTTCTCTGGATTTAATACACTAAAACTAGAATAGTTAGTACCATAAGCACTTTGTAGTTTTGCTAATCTTTGAATTATATTTTTCTCACTAGTAGTTTTTTTATGTATACCTTCTGGTATTTGACCATATAAAGCACCTACTGGATTTGATAAAAACTTTTGAATAAACTTTTTATGCTCTGAACTTGCATTCGGGTCTTTACTTATTTTATGAATAGCTTTTACTACATCAAATAAATGATTCATACTATAATAGTTTTTATGACTATCAAGTTGTTTCTTTAATGCAGAAAGATCTTGTAAGTTTATACCTATTGATCTTGCAAACTCAATTGATTTTTTACTGTCAAATGTTTTACCATCAAAATCAGCAACAACTCTATCTAGATTAAGTATAGATTTATTATCAGCAGTTTTATTTATATATGTAGTTTTTGGAGATGCTTTAAATTCACTATTAAACTTGTTAATAATATTTGTAAACTCAATTGATGCTTCAGTAACCTCAGATGAATATCCCTTACCATCTTGATCATCTACTGTTAATTGAAGGTATTTAAGTTTAGTCTTTTTAAAGTCTTGCCAAAATGCAGCTTTAATATTGAATTCCTCAATGTTATGTACTTCTCTTGGATCTGGTATTTTATTCTCAATCAATTGTCTTAACTCAGGAAAACTTTGCATACCCTCATTAAGTTTTTCATACATTTTAACCGGATCTTTTTCACCACCAATAACTTTAGTAATAATATTCCATGTTTTACTAAAATCAGCAAGCTCAGGAAAACCAAGTTTACCTGTTACTTGTTTACCATCAACTACTTTAAATAAACTTTTAATAATATAAAGAGTTTCTTTCTCAGCTAATTGCAATAATGATTTATCACCTACTTTTTTATCAGCAAATTTTTCTGACTCCTCTGCTTTTTCTGGTGCACTATTATCATCATCTTCAGATAATTCATCCTCAGCTTCTATCTCAATATATTTTTGCTTGATTAAATCAAATGTACTATTATCAATATGAAATTTAACTACTCCACTGTTTGAGTCACCCCAGTTTTCTAATGCAGCTTTTAAAATTCTTACTTTATCTGTAAGAAGGGTAACTTTATTATAGTCATCTTCATCTGCAGTATCAAGTTGATCTTGGAAATATGCAAGATTATCTTCAAATCTTCCATATATAGTTTCATAAGCAACAGCTTTATGCTTATCATTTGTTAATAAAGATATAGTACCATTTCTAGTAGCTTTAATAGGTACATTGTTTTTATCAACATCACCTTCTTTTTCTCTCTGTACTCTATCTGTATATATCTCATCAATTAATTCTGATAAAGCAGAATCAATTTGACTTGCTACAACCATTGAGTCTTGAAAATTTAATGCAAGTTCTTTTGTCTCAACATTTAAGATACCTCTATCTCTATTCAACATATCAAACATTGCATTATCAACAAGTGGAGTATACTTGTTTAAAAGCTTAGGATTCTTACCTGCAAAGAATAATTTTTCAAATAACTCATCTTTAGTAGTTCTTTGTCCAAATAGCTTTTTAATAAAGTTCCATATTCTTCTGAATATAGTATTTCTTACTGGTGCATCTCCTGTTGGTTTAGGATTTTTAGCATAAGTTCTAAAATCTTCAGCTATTATTTCCTCAACCTCAAGTGTAGTAAGATCATTATTATTTAATCTTTTTCTTGTCTCATCATATAACTTAGTCTTTTGTTCTTTAGTCAAGTACAATTGAGAGAATGCATGCCAAGCTTCATGGTATAAATCTACAGCAGAACCACCAGTAGCAGTATCTAATTGTATTTTAGTATCTTCTAATCTTTTACCTGCAATAATAAATCTTGCATAAACATCAGAGTTAACAATATTAGCCATGTGTTCAAGCTCAATAAACTTAGATAAAGGAGAATTCTCCCACCACTCTTGAGCAGCATCTACTTCTTCTCTAGTAATATCACTTGGTAATTTACTTGTTCTATCCCATAGTTTACTTATTCCACTTGCCTTACTTTTTTTATCTGAAGGTTGTGGTACGCCAACCGGATTAATTACTTTTTCATCAGCTATTTTAGCATCTTGATAAGTTCTCGGCTCTTCTTTAGCATAATCAGTTTCACTTACTTGACCAATTTTTTTATTACCTGCAAGAATAGAAATAACATCTGTTATTAATTTACCATCTTCTATTTTATCACCTACAGAAAAAGTTACAATTTTATTTTTTGGTACTGATGTAATTGACAAACCCTCTTCAAACCTACCTTCAACTGTAATACCATCAACTTGAATTATAAAAGTTGATGCAGTTAAACCATCTGTTACAGTACCAGATATATTTTGATTCTCTGCAAGTTTAAGTACTAAAGCATCTTTATTTTGTCTTATCTGAGAATCTGTAGTATACTTTTTCTCTTGAACTTTTTCTTCAGCTTTCTTTAACTCTTTACTTAGTTTATCATTAACTCTGAATGCAAAGTAAGAATTGTATATACCTGGATCTTCACCAGCAACAAATTTAATTGTTGGGTTAATTTTAAATAAAAAGTCTCTATAATTGCTTTCAAAAAATTTACCTGTTGTAATATCATAATCAAAAAAGGGTATAGCAGATTCTAGCAATTGTGAATTGATCTTCATGTTAGCAGAATAAGGTTTACTAACCGTCCCTCTTTCAAAACTTAATGAGTCTATGATGATTTTTTTTGCTATTTCTTTATTAGTTAAATCTAATATACTTTTTTCAGGATTTTTAGCATCTTCTTTATAACTAACTTTTAAACCATCAACTGGGTCATAAACAACAAATAATTTTTTATCTTTTTTATTTATATTATTATGAGAAAAATAATCATAATATATATATTTTCTATTATCAGGAATATTTGGATTAGTTAATACTTCTGCAATTTTCTCAATTAAATCTGCAGACATATTTTTTCTATCAACAGGTACTTCATGACCATTGATAACAATTACAGTTTGCCCAGAACCTATTCCATCTCTTCCAGCTGTTAATGTTTCAAAGCTGTAATCAGCATTTAAGTTATCTGTTAACTTCAAGAAATCATTTAATGGCATATCTCCACCTGTAAAATAATCAGGTACACCAGTACTGATATCCATTATATCAAACAGCTTTGCCTTTTCTTTTAGTATTTCTTTGTGTATGTCTAAAAGAGCTTTAAATTCTTTTTGTTGTCTTTCTTTAAAGAGATTATACAAATCATCATAGTTCTCACCTTGTTCTTTTAAGTATTCTTTAAATTCATCAAGTGATGTTATTTTATATGCTCTAAATGCATAATTACCAAGCATGTCTTCTACTGACTGTATTCTTTCTTCTTTACCATAAATATCTTTTATAGTATAGTCACCTGTTTCCTTATCTACTGTAACATTTCTTAAAAATTGATACACAGGTTTACCACCTTCTTCTTTAGATGCAATATCACCTTCTTCATTAAAGTTTATTGGAGTACCGTATTCATCAGTTACCATTAATATAATAGCATCTTTAAGATAGTTTTCACCACCTTTTTTTCCAAATGTATTTCCTTTAAATAATAAATCAGCTGTAGTTTTATCTAAACTAGCTGCAACACTATCTAATCTTACACCTTTAAGTTTTAATACTCTACCTTGATATGTTGTACCAAGCACACTATTATCTTTTCTATTAAAAACAACTTTAAGTTTTTCAAGTGTATTATATATTCTTACTCTGTTAGGATCTATTTCTTCAACCATTAACTGTCCAGTTGGTTTCTTAGAAATAAACTGTTGCATTGTTGTTGTAAAGGCACTTGATGGTTTAAATCTTGGAGATGCGGGAAATGTCTCAGTATCTGAATACTCAGGACTATTAACACTATTGTTTTTAATACTTACCTCATTTTTTAATTCCTTGATAACATCTTTAGGTTTAAAATATTGTAATACATCTAATAAACCTGTTTCAGAATTCATAAACTTTTGTGCAAGCTTTCTTGGGTTTGACTTTGGATCAAATTCAAGATCTAGTAAACCTGTTTGATAAGATGCTGTACCAATCATTTGAGGCACTATCTGTAAAAACTTAGCAGCTGTATCTGCATCTTTTGTTTTCTCTATTTTATCAAATAGCTTTTTCATAACTTCATCAGCATTGAAGACAGCGTCTCCAGCTAATGATTCAGTCATTGTTTTATAAACGTATTGGAATAAGCCTTTTATTTGGCCACTAGATAGTGCACAAGTAATGTTCATAGTATTATTATTTATTATTAACAGTCAAGATTATTAAGTAAGTCATCTTCTATTTCAGACATTGATTTTGCATCTGCTTCTTTTATTGCAGCATCAATTGCATCTTTGTCATTCATAAAGGTATTAAAGGCATCAACTGTCTCATTAATAGTCTGTTTATCAATAGCATCAAGTATTTCTGGTGTTGATTCTGCTTGCTCTGTTTTAAGAATATCCATTGTTGTTGTGTGTTTATTTAACTCTTGTAAAGTTAATGTTTTTTCTTTACCCTTATTTGTAAAAGATACTGAATTTTCATCAGATTTCAAAACAGTTAATGTATCACCTTTTTCTGCAAATTCAGGTATTACTTCTTTAACAACTACTGTATCCTCTTTTTGTAGATTAAGCTCAGATGCTTTAGTAACTGGTCCTGTTTGAAGTTGTAATGCAGCTACTTCAGCATCATACTTTTCTTTAAGTATTGCTTTAATTGCTTTTTCATTTCCACTTTCAATAAGTTCTTCTTTACCTTGTGCATCAGTATATATACCATAGTAACCTTCATCAGTTGAGTAATTAAACTGTATGCTACCGTATGCCTTATTTCTTCTTTTATCTATATCTTTAGTATCTAGTACTGGTTCAACAACTGATTTATTTTCAGTATCAACCTCAGTTGTAGTTGCCGCTTTACCAAATGACATTTTAGCTCCACTAGTTTGTTTAATATACTCCTTGTATGGTACATTATCTCTAGTAAGTTCAGCTGCTTGTTCTTTAGTTAAGTCATTGATAATACCAATTGGATAACCTAAGTTTACAAGTTGTTTCTTATACACTGGATTAATAGATGTTGCTACTTTAATCACTGGTGCTTCAATAGGTATTGCTTTATCAATCTTAGCTTTAGCATCTGTAAAATTAGGATCAAGTGAGAAGTACCACTTACCTGGACCATTAAGTTTTGTATTAGTAGGTGCACCAGCAGTTAATACTTTTTTACTGTTTTGATCTAATGTAGTCTCTATTGGGAATATATTAATATCAGCATCAAGACCTGTCATCTTTTTTAACAACCTTGCATAAGTATATTGTTGAAGCGTATATGCTTCAAGTTTATTTTTACTGAATTTAGTCTGTGTTACAAATCCATCCCATTTAGTTTCATTACCTGTTTTAAAATCTATGATGTGTAGTTTACCTTCCTTATCAATAAGTAATAAATCCATCTCACCTGCTACGTTAGAATCTACATCATATACTTTAAGATTAGTTGCAACTGTATATAATTCACCAGCATCAATTCTTTGCTTGATAGGTTTTAAGAAACTTGTTGGCCCAAATAAATTATCATATGCTTCTCTAGTAATTTTTTTCTCATCAAAAACTGGAGCTTCACCTTTTGTAAAGAATTTTCTTAACTCATCATCTACATAAGTACCACCATCTCTTGATGCTTCATATGTATTTTCACTTATAAATGCTTGAATATCTTCTAATAACTCTTCTTTATTTTTAAATAATACTTTATTTAAATCTTGTACTAATAAATTCTTTAAGTGTTTTTTAAGTAATGCCTCAGTTTCATCTGTATAACCATAGTTTTTTTCAACTGAATCAATGTGTAATTCAGCTTTTAACTTATTAATAAGGTACTTTACACCCTTTTCATTAAATCCTACATTACCTATTGTCATATCATAAGCAGCTTTAACTATATCTGCACCTGTATATCTATATTTTTCAGTTTTATACTTTTCAATAAAATTACTTACTCTTGCTAATATTTGTCCTTTAACTGCATAACCTTCTTCACCAAGTTTATTTATACCACTTTGTTTAGCAAATAACTCATTCTTTAATGTTTTAATTATTTCTTGTACCTCTGGTGTAAAGTTTTGTATATCTCTTGTAGATATTAACTTATTGAATTTAGTAATAACATCTTGATAAGCTGTTTTTGTAATTGTACTATCAGCTTCATCTCTTAATTCTTCAAATTGTGCTCTAAATATTTTAATATCATCAATTGAATAAGCAGCTGTATTTAATTTTTTATTGTTTAATATAAAATCAAAATCATCTATCTCACCTAGTTTTTCTTTCTCAACTGCATCTTTACTTTTATCATTATATTCATTGATTACTTCTTCAGCTAATGGATTAGTTTTTACAAATACTTTAAACAAGTCCATTAACTCTTCATCACTTGTTTCATCTTCATCAGCTTTTATAGCTGTTTCAGTTTGTGAGAATGTATCTTGTAACTCTTTATATAAGTCTTTAGGTAATTGATCTACTGGTGTATAATTAGAATATACATCAGCTTTTGTTTTAGCTTTTTTATCAGCATGTTTATTAGCAGCCTCATCTCTAAGAGCATCATATTTTTCTTTAATAGCTGCTACTTGTTCAGGATTTGCTTGTAATTTTTTAGTATATATTTTATATTCAGAGAACTTATCTTTAATAAGAGCTATATCAACTTTATCACCTTTAGAATCATTTAGTCTTAAATCATCCCATGCCATGAACATAGTAAGTATGTCTTCACTACCTTCATATTTTGCATCAACATACTGACCTTCTTCAAGACCATCTAAAACATCATTAATTGTAAATGGTTTATCTTTTGCAACTTCATGTTTGATTTTTTTAATAGTCTCTATTTTTTCAAGTTCCTCAAGTTCTGCATTTTCTTGTGCTTCTAATGAGTCCACTTTTTCTTGCAGTGTACCATCTAATGTAGGTTTTTCTACATCTTCAGTTTTTAATCTTTTGTTTAATGCAAGTATGTTAAATATCTCATTATACTTTTTAGTACCTTTTGGTATTACTTGTTTAGAAGACTCATCAAAAAACTCTTTAGGAATAATATCATTATCCATGTAATCCTGTAATGCATCTAGATCTACAAAGATATTTAAATCAGCTAATTGATTTAGTAATGCATTATTCTCTACACCGGCTAATTGTTTATTAACCATATCTGTATAATACTCTTTTCTGTTATTATACATATTAGTCATCCATTGTTTTGTTTTTTCTACGTGTTCAACAAATGATTTTGGATTATGTAATAGATTAATATATGTAACAAGTTTTTTAGATTCAGCATCAAGTTTATAATGATCTAGTAATTTATTAAAACTTTCATCAATATCTGTATCAAATACATAACTATTATCTACACCATTAACTGCCTTTAAATATTTTTTATATGCATCTTCAAGTTCAGAGTTTGCTTTTAAAGTATTTTCATCATTCTTTTCACCAAATGCTGTATCAAGTATATATTGTTTAGTATCATCTGATAACTCAGTCTCACCAGTTTTCTTTTTGTATGCTTCAAATAAGTTTTCTGCATAGTCAGATCTATTGTTATATACATTATGTTTTGTATGTACATCTAGAAAATTACTTAATGCATCAAGTTTATTTTGTTTCTCAACTGCCTGTTGTTTAGATGCTGGATCTTGTGATAAGTTTAAACCTTCAATTTCAGTTTTAAGCATTGCTACTTCATTACCAATCTTATTTGGTTCAAATATTAAATCAATATCTGCCTGAGCCATATTTTTTAAAGATGGGTTATCTTTAATAGTGCCCATGATTTCACTCATTCTTGTCATGGTATTATTAAAACTTTGGTTCAATAGCACGTAATTCTTTTTACCATGTTCCCAGGCATTAGAAAAAATTGTTGCCTCATTATATTCTTCAGTACCCTTTTTTAATGGACTTAAGTTAATTGGATTTGGAAATCTATCATTAGCATACTTATAGCTTTTTTCCATATTTTTAGCTGTCTCAATGATACCATCAATTCTTCCTTGATATTTTGCACCAGTACCTTTTTCAAATCTAAATGCTTCTTCAAATTCATCAGGTGTCATGTCCTTCATTGAACTTAAGTGCTCAGTAAAAAAGTTAACAGTGTTTGTTTCTAAAGCTGTCATTACTTGATTACCAAAAGCCTCATCCATAGCATCTTTTTTAAGTTTGCTGTCTGCAGTTTCAATTGTAGTTGCTAATTCATTCTGAACACCATAGTTGAAAAACTTTGAGTTAAAGAAATCTTTAGGGTCAGAATACATAGTGTTTAATCTATTTGTTAAACCCTCACCATATGATTTTCTTATCTCTTTATATTTTAAGTATTCATCTTTATTAAATACTCTATTGTATCCATTAAACAACGTAGGCAATGCAGCATTAAATGGTTTAGCAAACATACCCATAAAGAAACCTGAAGCAAAAGTCTCAAATCCTTGTGATGTAAATTGTTTACCAAATTCATCCATCATTATTGAAGATTTTCCTCTTTCATTAATATGTGTTCCAAGCACTCTATTACTTAATGCATCTGAGTAATACTTTTCATTTGCACCAGCAATAACTTCTTGTAAGTTTTCTTGTACACCTTCCATTAAGTTACCTTTAAAATAACCTGCAGAACTTTTTAATAATGTTTTACCTGGTTGTTTCAATATTTGTTTTGCAGTATTTTTTAAACTATCTTCAACATATTTAAATTCACCTTTACCTACTTGCTTAACACCTTCTTTTGCTTTTTTACCAAATTGCTCAAAGACTACTTTACCATCTTTAAGATTCATTACATCATCAACTTTACTTCTTAAGAAACCTGCTGGTCCACCTTTTGGTCCAAGTATGTTTGGTAGTACAATTTTATTTGACCCAAAGATTAATGCAGTATTCAAAATAAGAGTACTCATACCTGCTTCCTTAGATTTTTGTAGCATTAAGAATTGAGTATCATTATCTGGTGGTACACCATTCTTTTTATAGTACTCTGTATAAATTTTATCATATACAGCATTTTCTGTCATACCCGCTTCAAGTCTTGCTTCAGACAATGCCATGTTAGCATTTCTTACATCTCTAAATAATCCTCCTGCTGTTTTATTTATAGCAGATGCTGTTCTTGCTAAACCTTCTAGATTGTTTTCATTTTTAGCAATAGTACCAAATGCTTCAGTCATGTTTTCAAATGGGTTTAAAAATTTAACCACTTTTGAATTTGCTCCAGCTTTTATAGTATTAAATAACTTTCTAGTTTCATCAATGTTATTTAAACTTTTAAGAGTTTTATTAACAGCATTGAAACCATCACCAACTTTATCAAGTCCTTTTATACCTCTTAAAATATTTTTACCTGCGTTTGCTGTAGTTGCAAATAACGCTGGTAAAGCTGCACCACCTGTTGCGGCAGTAATAGCCATCATACCAATTTCTTCTGCAACAGCTTCGGTAATTATACCTGCTGTATATGCAAAGTTCATTGCAGTATTATTAAAGAAACCAGCAAAACCACCTTTAGATGATTGCCCTATTGCTGCTGCTTCTTCATATATTTTTGCATCTTCTGTGTCTCCACTAAAATCTCCACCAAGTGCATTAATCAAACTCTTAGGACCTGATACAAAACCTCTACTAAATAATGGTACAAATGAATTAGTCATCATTCTACTAAAATCATTCCATGCAGTAGTATGACTATTATACAATGCCTCATTATCTCTTGTAGGACTAAAACCAATCTTATCAAATTTTTCTTGACCATATGCAGCATATCTTTTATAGAATGAGTTCCCGGAGGGTCCTGCATTATAGGCTGCTACTTTAGAAATATTATTTTTATTCTGGTTAGTTCTTAACTGCATATCAAAATGCTGTTGAGCTGCTCTACCAAAATCAGCTGCAGATACTTTTTGTTTAGATCTTGATGGTGGTTGATTTGGAGCTTGTCCAGTTATAATATCTTTAACTGCATAGTCACCTCTTGTGAGAGCTCCTGACTGAGGAATAACAGGAAAGTAATTTTTAACTGGTTTAACTGGAGCTCCTTCAAAAGGCTTTAAGGCTTCACTACTAATTTCTTGCTGATTAGCTTTTCCAAACTGAGGTCCTAGTGGATCTAGTGAGTTAAATTCTTTGTTATCATCTGTCAACATTGTACTGTGTTTTATTATGAGTTCTTAATGCTTTAAAAAAGTCTGTTGCTGTTTCTGCAGTATTTGCTAATCCTTCTTCTTTTGATATTGTTGCATCATAGGTTCCTTGATACATCCATTTTTTAGAATCTGGATCCCATACTTTATATTGTGTTTTAGCAATATAATCTGTTGTACCAAGTTTATCAGGCACTATAGTAAATTTATTGTATCCTTCTTCATCTAATGGATCTACATATTCATACTTACCATCATATGCTACTACAGCTTGAACTGGATCAAGATATGAAGATTTATATAAACCATTATTAAAACTTTTTGAATCTGCAATAACTGATATACCATTTCTTATAATTGCATTATATTCAGATTCACTTATTCTACCTGCTTTTCTTTTACCATTTGCATCAAGTGTATATACTTGTTTCTTTAACCACTCTGCATCAGGTCTAATAATCATAGCTCCTTTTTTAGAATTGTTTTCTGCAATGTTTACAGCACCTAATTCAAAAGGTTTAGTTTCTCCTTTAGTATTTTGATATTCTGCAATGTAATCTCTTACTAATTGTGCGGCTTCTCTTCCAGGTTTATTTTTTGCACCTGCTGTTATAGTAGTACCATCATATGAAATTTTTACTTGAGAATCATCTGTTAAGTCAAGGTTGTTTAAATCATTAATTGTTTCTCTCATAAATGCATTACCTGGATGGTCAAAAGCATTATGATATACTGATATAAAGTTTTCTTTAGATGTAAGTCCTGCTCCAGTTCCTAATATTCCTGGAGCAGCTTTTACCATTTTTGAAGATGTATTGTATACCTTACTTGCTGCTTGAATAAGTTTATCATATAATTCTTTATTTTTTTGTACAGGTGCTTCTGTACTTGAATAACCACTTATTGGATTTATCACTCTTCTGACTTCTTCTCCAGTAACTTTACTTAATGCATCAAATTCTTTTTGAGTTCTTAATCTACCATCTTCAGCGTATAAGTATTTACCATATCTTTTAACATCATAATCTTCTGATCTTGTAAATTCTTGTTCAACAACAGTTGCTGTTTCTTTTTTCCATTTCTCATAGTTAGCAAGATTTTTACTGTAGCCAGTATATTTAGTACCAAGTTTTTCTAATCCAGATTTTTCATAAGCATCAACTACAGCACCATTACCATTATGGTTTTTTATCCATGTATTAAATTTATTATATATAGCATCTAGGTTTTTACCACCTATTTCAGTGTTTAAGAAACCTGCTGAATTTTTACTTAATTTATCTTTAAATTTAGTAAGACTAATATTTTTAAATCTATCATATCCAAGTATTGATGTTATATCTTCATTAGATATTAAACCTTGAGTTTTTAATTGTTCAAGTGTTTGTGTCATATTTTTAAACACTGGTTCAGCATATTCAGTAGTTATACGTTTCATATTATCCGCAGCCTTAACTTTCATGTTAATCTCTGGAGTTGATGTACCACTTCTATGATCTCTGTTATTTATCATAACACCATCATCATTTGGAACAACTGTATTATATGCTGGATTAGCTTGACCATTCTCTAATACTTTTCTATCATCAATATGATATCCACCAGAAGCAAGTCTTTGTGCATTAAACATATTTTTTTCTTCGCCTGCATTTCTTATTTGTGCAGTTCTTTCTCTACTTGCATTAGCAGAAGCAACTTCTTGCATTCTGTATTTATGTTCTTGCTCTTTAACAGCATAAATGTTTGCTTCAATATCTACTTCTCTATGTGACATTGCATATACATTTGCAGCTTCACCAAGATCTTTTTGCATTAACTTTGAAGCCATTGCATTATCAACTTTGTATCTTAAAGATTCAATGTCTCCATATGGATTCTCAAAACCACTAGTAGTTGATGCAGTACTTACTTTATCTTTTAATTCATTATGATTTGCTTCAGTGCTTGATAATACAGTGTCATTTACATTTTTAGCTTTTTGTAGTCTTTCTAAATATGTTTCTGCTCCTGGTTGTGCATTACCATCAGTGATTTCTTTTTGTACATTACTGATTTGATTATTATATGTATCAGAAGAGTTTTTTAATTTTTTATAATTAGTTTCTGATTCAGCTTTAAGCATTTTATAGCTTTCAGATAAGTAACTCATTTCAGCAGCATTCTGGTCTCCACCAAACTGAGCAGCATTAGAGTAAGCATAATCTTTTCTATTTACATAAGCTTGAGTTTTGTATACATCAATTACAGCAGGATCTGAACCTAATTGTGCTTCAAGTAATTTATTTAATGGTTCAAGTATGTTTTCACCATTTGTAGTTTTTACCATCCATCTACCATCAGCAGAAGGTGCATAACTGTCAAGTTTAAAGTTTTGTTCTTTAGCAATCTTTTGAGCTTTCTCCATTACATTAACATAAGGAGTATAGTTTGCATTTCCAATTGACATTGTCTCCTCAAGAGAAGCATTTTTAAATTCTTCAGTTTTATAATCAAGTGCTCTTAAACCAGCTTCCCAGTATTGAGATCTTTGCTTTTCATCTCTATTATTTTTTAAACCTGCTCCATATGCTTTTTGACTATTTATATTTTTAGTCCAGGCCATATCTTTCATAAGGTGTTTATCTTCATAGAATGGTTTAAACACCTGTTGTGCCTGATCAACATTTTGTTCAAGAGATAAGTCTAAACCAGAGACACGCTTAAGATTAAAATCAATTGCTTTAATTAATTCATCTTTTTTCTTAAGGTTATCACCGTGTGTTAAAGCTGCATAAAAATACTGACCATATACATTGTTTAATGCTTTATAGTTTGTATCATACTGATTTTGCTTAGTCTGCAATGCGTTTGCATAAAAGTTTAAATCAGGTTGAAATGGTTGAAACTGAGGTATATAATCTTGACTTCCTTGAATATACGTTGCCATAATGTTAATGTTTGTCTATACTGTAAATATATTAAAATTTTATAAGTTTACTAAACCTAAAAAGTTTAGTAGAACATGAAAGGAAATACATTAGAACCCATTACATAAGCCATTTGAGTTGTTCCACCTTTTTTACCATACTGAGCTGCTATCATATTTGGATCAACGGCATCACCAGTACCACTATTATTATATCTTTTAATACGATCTTTTAATAATATTTGTTGTGACTCAGGATCTAACTTAGAGTTTTGTAATTGCATTGCATATTCATCTAAACTCATTTCATCAGTAGGTTTAATATTTTTATTTTTAGTAAAATGCATTCTACCACCACTTCTTGGATCTACTGCATACTGAGGATACATCTGATTCATTGCATCTGTCTTCATCATATTAGTAGTACCTGTATTAAAAGCATCACCTAGATTATGTCTTAATGCACGTTTAGTATTTTTAAACTGTTGATTTGCAATTACATTTTGATCATACAATTGTTTGTTCTGTGCTTGATTAAATCTTTGAGCTTCATTAGCAATCTGTGCATTGTTACCTTCAAACTGATTAGCAACACCAACATTAAGATTATTATATCTTGATAATGTATCTGCGGCTTGTTTAGCACCTTGTCCTTGAATAGATGCTGATCTAGCAGATAATGCTTGTGGTCCTGTAAATTGAGCTAAAGCTTGATTAGCAATATTAGCTTGTTCAGACTGAGCTGCAAGTTCTCTTGTAGGGTCATAAAATGTAGGAGACATTAATTGTGGTTCATATCTTGCTGCCCACGGTAAAGCTTTATCTACATCAAAATAATCACCAGCAGCAAGTCCCATATTTACTTTATCTTGTAACCACCATTCTGGATTATTTTGATAAGGAGCTTCTGGAGTTTCTTCTTGAGTAGTTGTATTAGCTTCTTCATCTTTATCAGTACTTACAGCTTCTTCATTTTCATATTGAAACTCTGGTTTACCACCTATTGCATCAAAATGCTCAATTCCACCTAATATATCATTACCCATTGATGGTCTATATTCACCTTCACCTAATGAATTTTCAATACCTTTTGTAACATCAGCATAATTCTTTTTATAGAAATCTTCTGATAATAATGCTTTATCATCTTCTGGTACATCTTTAATTCCAAGAGTACCTGCAAATTGTCTTCTAGCTTGTGCTTTTAATTTAGGATCTTTTTGTATACGGTCAACTTCATCAAATGCTTCATCATCTGTCATACCTAAACCTTTAGCTTGCTCATATATAAATCTTTGCTCATATAAGTCAGGAGTAAATCCTGCAACAAATGAACCAGAACCTTTAAGTTTACCATTGTTTAATTTAGAATAAGGACCTGTTGCACCTTGACTAACAACTTTATATTTATCAGTACCTAATACACCTTTAGCATTAGTAGCATTAAGAGCTCTTGATAATTTTACTCTATCTCTAAAGTTACCATCCCACTTACCTGTAATTTTTATATTACCTTTTTTATCTGTAGTGATACCACCAGCTTTAATACCTTTTGCAATAATTGCATTAGCATCTTCAATAAGTTGAGCATTCTCAGGAGATTGTTTTTTAAATTCTTCTACAGATATACCTAAAGATTTTGTATCTGCTGTAGGATTTTTACCAAGTGTTGCTGCTGTTACTTTCTTGTATGTTCCATCTTCTTGTTTAACATAGTCACCGGCTCTAGTATCAGTAGTAATTCTTTCTCTTATGATAGCATCTTTAGGTAAGTTCTCTTTACTGTAAACTTTATTTTTTACTTCACCTTTACTTTGATATCTATCTAGTGAACCACCGTTTCTGTATAATTGTTGTCCAGGATAACTATAATCACCTGTCATCATACCGTATTGAGCCATAGGAGGTACTTCCATCATCTCTTCTTCAGGAGATTGGGGACCCATACCTTGATTTTCATATGGGTTTTGCATAGCTTGTTGATTAACTTGAGCTTCTGCTTGTGGTTTTTCTGGTATTAAGTCTTCTTCTTTGATACCCATTGCTTGCATATAAGGAATAGCAACTTCTGGTATACCTTGAGGGAATCCTTTTTTAGCTTCTTGAGCTAATGCTAATGCACCAAGTTTAAGATTAATATTTTTAATCATTAACTCAGCAGTTTTTTTATCTACTTTATCTGAGTTAGGATCTTCTAATATCTTTCTATACTTATTAACATCATATGGCTTTGCTAATTCAGCAGGAGTATATCCTTTTTTACCACATGCTTTAGCAAACATTTTTAGAATATTACAATCAGTAATTTTCATTGCTGCAGTATCACTAAAGATAAATGTACCATCCGGTAGGTTTAAAGGTACACCGCCTTCATGATGTCTTTTACCACTGATGATCATATGCTCAGTGAATCCATCACCATTGATATCACCAAATGCGGTTTCCCCACCTTCAGCTTCTAGATTAGCTTCATCTCTTGGAACTTGTTTTAAATATCTAGTATTCTCAAGATGTCTTGATGCAGCATTCATATCAGCTCCACCAAAACTAATTACTTGTTTATTTAAATTGTTACCTGTAAAACCTCCCGATTTTGCTTGTGGTAATCTTTTAGTTATTTTTACTTTAAAGTACATAATTCACAATATTATAAATATTCTAATTCTCCTCCATTAGCCCTGAAGTCATCTATTTCTTCTTGAGTCATATATCTAATGTTTTTATCTTCATCCATAGTGTTCCCACCCATAGCATAAATACCACCACCATATCTTGAAACATCTTTAAATCCAGTATCATCAGGTCTAAAATTACCAGCTTGATCATAATCACCTCTCTTATCTTCATTACTAATACCAAAATTAGATTCAGCTGACTTTAAATTATTTATCATCTCATTCTCTTGTTTTTTAGCATTAATTTGATTTGCTTGATCTGCAATACCTTTTACTAAATATGAAGCTGCTGTAAGATTAGCACTTAGATTGCTTCTATCTTTTTTAACTTGAAAATCTTGTGAGTAATTATCTAGTGCTTCAGTAGAAAATTTGTTATTTAGTTGATTAGGATCCATAGTAATATTATCTGGCTGCATACTTTCAGGTACTGTAGCTTGAATTTGATTACCAGTTACATCTTTTGTAGGGGCTTTATCAAAATAACCTTGAAGATTACTAATACTCATGTTATTAGCATTAGGATCAAAACCTACTTCAGTACCTATTTGTGCTCTATATACTTCAGGAATAGAAACATCTCCACCATATTCTTTTTGTTTATTAATTAAAGAAGAAGCTTGGTTAGCTATTTCTTTTGCTTTATCTGTATCACCAAATGGTTTATAACCAGGTATCTTACTTTGTATTCTTGCAACTTCTTTTGGATCATTAAATACATCTGTTTTATTATCACCTAAAAATCTATTAAGTTGTGCATCATCTCTTCTTTCTCTTCTTTGAGCACGTGCATCCATTGGAGGATAATAAGGAGTATTACCTGCTTGTGTTGCAACAGGAGTTGTAGGTTGTGCACCTTGAGGTATTTCAGGTACCATTCCTGACCTAGTCATACGTGCTCCCATTTGTTTAATACCTGGTATCCCAGATCTCATCATCCAATCTGCAACAGGTTGTCTATTACCTTTTTTGTCTTGAGCAGCGTATTTAGCATCAAGTGCTTTTGCTTCATCTTCAGTAGGCATTTTAATTTGTGGTAATATGTTTGATGGAGTTTGGTTACCATAATTTACTCTATATGCTTTAGTATTACCTAATAAACCTCTTTTAGTTACATCAACACTTGTTACTTGTCTACCTGCAAGATCAGGAGCAACAGCTCTTTCACCTGTAGCTGTATAGTAAGGAGAATTAACTGCCTGTACATATTGTCTACCAGATCTTTTAGGCATTTTAAAACCACCTTTTGCAAACTCTTCTTGATTAAAATCTATATCTGAGTCTTGATACATTTCATCAGCAGATTCATTATCTCCACCACCTATAAACTTATATAAACCAGAGTCAGTATCTGTAAAACCACCAAATTGTCCATGTGGAGCATCATTTTGAATATTTTGATTTTGTGAAAATATATCATGTAAACCAGTTGCATATGCACCTAAGTGATGCATTAGATTTTCATTATCTTTTTGTGCACCTCCATTTTGGTATCTACCATATTGAGCTTCTGCTTCTTGTCTTAGTACAGCATCGTTAGCAGTATTCTTAAGAGCATCTAAGAATCCATCAACATGCTCTTCTCTACCATTAAGTACATCATCTGGACCTGGATTAGGTGTATCACCACCTCTAGCCATTTTAGCAAACTTAGTATACTCTTTAATAAAACTTCTTTTACTAAGTTTAGAACCACCTTGTTTCATATAGTTAGCTTCATCTTCTGGAGTATCTTCAGTAGTTGACATATCTATATCAGTATTGTACATAGCTGCAAGTTGTTGTTGTCTTGCTTCTTCTTCAGCTGCTTCTTGTTCTTCAAGTAAAGCTTGTTCTTCTTCTTGTGCTCTTGCTTGTTCTTCTGCTGCAAATTGAGCTTCTTCTTCAGATTGACTATTATCTTCTAATCCTAAATTATCACTAACGTAAGTTATATACTCATCAGCATTATCTTCAGCAATACCTGCTTGAGTCAATTCTTCTTTTAATGTATCTGTATCACCGTCAAAATCATCAGCTGACATTCTTTGTGATATATAATTTACTATTTGTTCTTGAGTAGGTTGGTTAGACTCACCACCAGCTTTATATACTCTTACTCTCTTTTTCATATAATGTGTAATATATATTAAATATAATAAATTTTAGTTTACTCAATAAACATTAAAAGTTTAATCAAGTTCTTTAACTGTGTATCCTGCTTTTCTTAATAATTCTATAGTATGATCATCTAATTCATCTTCCCAAACCTCTTCTATAACACCACCTTGTTTATATTCATTTTGTAAAGCACTTGATGCTGTTCTTAAAAAATATGGATCAAATCCTTCATTTAAATATTCAGTTGGTGATCCCATTACGCTTTTTGCACCTTCTAGCATTACATCAGTTCTTGATGGTAAATCAAAATAGTCATTTGGATCACCATTTTCTAAACGTATTTGTTCAGCAGCTTCTTTATCATCTACATAATCCATTGGATCGTATGTAGCACCCATATATGCACCTACACCTAAACCTGTTCCTAAAGTACTTGCACCAAATTTTTCTGCCATTTTTTGTGCACCTGCTCCAGTAGTTGACCACTGAAACTTATTGTTCATTAGTTTTTCTTTATCAATAGGTACATACCTATTTGAAAAAGGTAATCTTCTGTTTAATGATACACCGGCATCTGTCAAAGGTACTTGATTCATGTTAGTACCCCATGTATTTTGAATAGGGTATGATGCATTACTTTTTCTAAAATTTCTACCAACAAACCCTTGTGGATTTGCAGAGCCAAGACCTAATTTAGAACCACTTACTGAAGGATCTATTTTAGCTGAGTATATATCTGATGCATTTGTTTTACCAATTTTTGTTGTTAAGTCAGCATCTGTACCTTTTTTAACTAAACCTTTTGCTTTATTAAATAAAGATTTAGATTCTATCAGTTTACCATTTTCAATTGAGTTACCTATTACATTACCTAATGGTTTAATAGCTCCTTCAAGTTTAGAACCATAACCAGGAACCCAGTTTAGTGGACTAATTCTATTCATTCCTTTATTCAAAACCGGCACATATGATTTATCAACAATATTTGCCAATACTTTATTCTTAGGTCCTATAGCATTTTGAATAAGTTCAGGAGAAAATCCTGCATTTAAATTACCTGCTCCTACGCTAGGTACACTTGGTGCAGAAGGTTTAACAGGAACTTTTTCAGGTATAAATTTAGATAATTTACCTTCTGCTTTATTAAGTATTTTTGCACTTCCATTAACAAGACCACTTGCTGTTTTAAGACCTTTTAATCCAAGCAACCCTAACCCCATTTCTGTAGCACCAGATGCAAGGTTGCCTTTATTAACTTCTTCAGATGCATGTGCTGCCCAGTTTCCAGGATTAATAACATTAAATGCATCATTAACACTTAAACCTCTTGTTTGTTTAGTTGCTGCCAACCATTTATCATAGTCAGGACTTTCTGTATTCATTAATCCTTCATGCATACCTGGTATATAAGCCTGATCACCTGATATTGCATTAGTAGCCATTAGTAATGGTTGTGATAAAGCAGCCTGAGTTCTATCTACAATTTTTTCCATTGTAGATGCTTTATTATATTTTTTCCACTGCTCTCTTTCAAATGCAGCTTGAGCATCTTTTTTAGCTTTTTGTTCTGCTTTATATTGTGGTGAATTAATTATTGCAGCATTATTTATATCACTTACTGCTTGCTTAGGAGTTACTGTACGTGTATTATCACTTACTTGAGTTTTAGGCATACGTTTCATTAACTCAAGTTCCTTTTGTTTAGCAGTAGCTTGTTGTTTTTTCTGTTCTTGTAATTTATAAAACTGCTCTAATTTTTTAGCATTAGCTACTGAAGGTGAAGTATCTGTTTTTTTAACTTTTGGCTTAGGACTTGATGGACCTTTTAAACCATAATCAACTCCTGAGTAAACTGTTTTACCACCTTGAGCTTTAGCAAGTTCATGTTGTACATAACCTCCTTCTTCATATTCAGCTACTTCTTCTACTACATAACCACCATCTCTATATGCTTGTATTTCTTCATCAGTAAGTTCTAGTTCTTCACCATCAATATCTCCACCATCCTGTTTAGTAGGTAGATTAAAACCATAGTTTAATTCATAGTGACTTAATGGATTTGGATCAAGATTAATAGGACCCAATTTAGAACCACCTGACTTAAACTTAGCATTAGGATCAAATATCTTACTCTTTTTATTTTGGAATAATTTATTCTTAGTAAATAGTTTATTAGTAGCAGACATACTCTTAGAGTACTTCTTACTTTTAAGAGTACCACCTTTCTTAGCTATTGGTGTTTCATCAACATAAGATGCTCCTGGAAAATAATAATCTTGACCTTTTTGCATTGCAACACCAGGACCAACATTAGGTTGAGCCCATACAGGAAAAGGTACAGATTGTCCTGTTTTAGGATCTGAACCCATTGTAATAGGAACTCCTTTTGGATCTCCATTACCAGGTATTCTTACTGGTTTTCCTTGATTAGCAGGATTCCAGTAACCCTTTGGATCAACAGTTATGTCTCTTGGCTTTGCTGGTGCTTTTGCTTTACCTAATTCTGATACAGCTTTAGATAATACTTTCTTATTAAATCCCATTATCTAAGTGATATTTGATTTTTACTATTACTAATTTTAACTATCATGTTTACATCTTTAGAATCTGCCTTGCTCAAATATAAGAAATTTAAATAGTGTCTGAATTTTTTTCTTTGAAGTTGAGTCTTGTTATAATCTAAATTTGTTGAGTTTAATGTTTTAATATAACCATTAGACTGCGTATTCCATATTACTTCTTGAGTATAATTACCAGCAAGAACTGTAGTACCTGGAACTAGTGGTCCAGTAGGAGGATAATTAGAACCTATTGGGAACTCTCCTCTATTTTTAGTTATATCCCAAAACTGATTAAATCTATATTTGTTTTCCTCTTTAGCAAATAAGATATCAATAGATGTTGGGTTTATTTTAGGATATGTATTTGCTAGTGTAATATTATTCTTAGGAAATATGTTAAGATTCAAGTATCCTGATACTTGTTCTGAGTTATATACTACAGCTTTATCAAAATTAAAATCAAGAACATGGAATTGATCAACACAGTTAAATGTGCTATTCTTATAACATTCAAGTAAATACTCCATAGATTTAAGAGTAGTAATTGTTTGTCCCGTTATTAATGGTATCTCAACCTCAAATGGATATTGAATTCCATAGAAGTTACAGTAACTGCTACATGATATATTATGTTTCCATACTTTACCTCCTTTAGTTGACATAAAAAATTGTCTTGCTGGTATTACAAAGTCTGGATGCCAGTCATGGTGTGAAATCCAAAAATTACTTTTTGGGTCATAACTATTTGTCCATGATGCATTTTCAAATATAAGTGGATCCCCTAATTCAACTTTACTTCTACCATTTACTAGAAAATAATCTCTTGATTCAATATATTCTACTATTGTATTTGCAGGTAAGTCTTTTCTTAATTGGTAATCTTTTTTACAAAAATATATTACACCATTGTAGTTATCATACACAGCTTGAGTTCCAATACCAGCAACAGGGTTATCTGTATGTGGATAATTAGGAAAATCTTCAATAAGTTTATATGGTAAGAATAAACTAAACCACCATTTCATACCTTGTTGAGATATTTCTTTAAGACCCCCTTCAAATGCAAATACTCTTCCTTGATTTTGAGATATATAATACATTCCTGCAGGAGTAGCAATTACTCCAAATTTATTCTGTGATGAACCATATTCATACTCAACATCAGAGATTGTCACATTCTGTGGAGGATTAGAAAATAAACCACCATCACCTATAGTAAGTTTAGTACCTAAGTCTGTCTCAAGAGTATCAACACCTTGATACACTAAAGGACTAGCATTTTGGAATGTAATAAACATACCTGTTTTAGCATATGCTTTTATACTAGTAATTCTGTTTTTAAATTCTTTATAATTATTTACTAAGTATATAAACCATGAATCTTTAGATGATTCATTTTGTTGAGGTAATGAATATATAACTCTATCAGGATAGTAAGTATAACATAACTGAGATACAGTAGGATTATAATATCTAGACTGTAAATTACCTTGTGAAAAGTATTGAGTAAATACTTTTGATATACTTAATGAATAATCATATGCATAATAGTTTCCTTTAGTGATAGTTTCAGGATTCATATTAAACATTGCTGGTAAATCAGTATATGTATTGTGATCATAATGTTGTTCATATACCGCAGTACCAGGTTGTCTAAAATCTACTAATACATCTGACTCAACAAAGAAATCTCTTACTGATGAATTAGCTAAATAAAAGTAAGATTCTTTAACACCAAATAATCCTGGATAATTACCTTCAGTATCATCCTGGTAATTATATTTTTCCCAATCAAGTTGATAATATGATCTTGGTAATAAACCAAATCCAGGAGGTGGAGTAATTATATCAGTTAAAGAAGTAGGTGTTAAATCTGCTACATCATATGTTTGACTGTTTGCCCAGAATCTTGGTTCAGCAATCATGCTTCTTAAAATATAGTTATACTCATATCCATCTGGTTGGCCGTATAACCAATCATAGAAAAAGAACATGTTATTCTTTTCAGTGTATCTATTAACATAAGTATCACCTCCAAAGAATACTGGAGTCTGATTAATTACATTTAATGGTACTAGAACAGGTCTATTACCCATAGGTGTATTTATATTACACCAAAATGAACGTGTAAGAACAGGTATATTTTCACCATTATAATTTAACTTTTGTTCTGATGGAGTAATTGGTACTTGCTTAATAGAATCAAGTTGACCATACTGGTTTCTTAATCTTACTTTTATACCACCATATTGACTTGCAATAGGTACATTAAACTGATTTGATTTTTTATCTGTAGTATTAACAGGGAGACCTGCTTTTACTGCAGTACCAAGAGTAACTAAAGATTTATCAGCTGTAGGACCTGTAATAAAAGCAGGCCCACCTATAGTACTATTTTTACTAGAAGTTCTTAATGTAACAGTAGTTTGTCTTTTAAGATTATTGATTACATAGTTTATACCACTAAATGATTTAACATTTTGAATATTATTTTTTAAATAAAAACTATCTTCAATGTTAAATCTTTGTACCTGAGATAAATTAGGTGGATTAAAATTATTATAAAAACCTTCTGCAATAGCTTGTAATGCATATTGTCTATACGGTATAAATGTATAGAATAATCTTATTGCAGTATTAGCACCTTCAGCAAAATAAAATATAGATTGCTGTAAATAATTTAAAAGTCCAATTGGACCAGCATATTTATATTTTGGTATTTCTTTTGAATATGTTTTTCCATTAATACCTATTGCTCCTGCAATAGCTGCTGTTCCTGCTGCTGCTTGAAAAGGTGTATTAAACCCATCATATATAAAATTACCAAGTGGATTAAGAGAATCAACTAAATAACCACCTAATGTAAAGTATTGATTTATAGCAACATCATATGCAGACTTTAATGGTTGAAAAATACTTCCTGCTGTACGTGCTGCAGCTGCACTAATATCTCCACCACCTGTTGCTGGACCATTTGTAGATTCTGTTATAGACCACTTACCACCATTTTGAATTGCAGTTTCAATTACACCTGCTAGTATTGCAACAATAACTACAGCATCAGCTAGTAATTTAAAGTTAGGATGTTGATCTGGTTCTTGAAAGTATTGTACAGATGTACCTGATACTGAACCATATAGTTTTAACTCAGTAACAGATAAAAATGGATTTCTAAAGTTAGTATCAGGAGAATGAAAAGTTACCATATTAGATGGTATATCTTGAAGTCTATCATTTTTTAATCTGATATAAGGATCATTGTTACCTGCAACATGTCCACCTATTGAACTTGAGTAAGGTGTAATAGTATTAAACGGATAGTTAGGATATAATCCTTTTCTACCAGCCGTATTATTACCTTTAATATCATAACCACGTAAGTTGTTTAACATACCTTTAGCAATTATAGATCTGTTACCTTCTCTAGAACCTCTTAGTATTTCATAGCCTACTATACCAGGAATATCAAGTCCATCATTATCTTTAGGTAAAATGATATTATTAAATACAACACCCATTAATCTAATAGATTGTCCACCTTGTGCATAGTGATTAGTTAAATTAGAACCATTAGTTATATTATCCGGAAACTTGTGATGTCTAATAGGCTTACCGCATAAATCAAATTGAGGATCTGTTGTACCTGTCCAACAATGAGATGATGTATTCCATACTTCATCTTTGTTATCTGGATACTTTTCTGTAGATTCCCAATAACCCATAGTACCTTGAGCTTTAATTATACCACCATCTGGTAAAGTTCCAGATGCAGCATTTGCTGTAGCTGTGTTATATACTTCAAACACTCTATCATCTGTATTAATTGCATTTTGATCACTTAAGGGTGATATTTCAGGTAATGTACCTCCACCTGGAACATTAAAATCTATTGGTGCTCTACCTGGTATATGATATGAAGCAGACTTATCTCCGGTACTATATATCCATCTAATGAAGAATGCATATACTTCATCTCTTAAGTAACTTGTATTACTTCCACCTTGTACATAGTAATCAGCAGGATACTCTACCGATACCCATTGTGCTTGTATCTGATTAGCTAAAGGCTGATAATTAAAATCAAATTTAGATCTTGGAGCTATTCTTAATAAATAATTATTTACCTCAGTAATCTGATCTGATGTTTCATACACAGGTCCTCTTAAAGGTATTTGCTCAATTGGAATAGTTATTAAATCATCTTTAATTTGATCTAAGTGAACAACTGATGTTTTAGTTGAGTATAGACCAATTCTTTTTGCTACTGCACCTTGATTAATAATTTGTACTACTACTAATTCAAACTCATCAAAATGAACTGAGTCAGCTGTAATAAATATATCAATACAACTTGAAACGTCATCAACATTCCATAAGGGTTGTGTATTACTTGGTGAAAAGTAATCTGTAACTTTTTGGCCTTTAATTGTATATGCAATTACTGCAAAGTAAGATCCATTTCTTAATACACCTCCACCAACTCCAGATTTAATTTGAAGTGTAGGTGTTTGCATTAAACGTGCAAGTCTTATATCTTCACAATTTAATGTAGTTAAGTCAGTACATATTATACAATCATTAATTGTTTGACAGTTCTGATTCCATGCCACACCTGGCCATTGTAATGTAGCTGCTGTACCATTACTATATGTGTTATTACCAATCCATATATAATCTGATGCTGGCCATAGTGCATCATCACCAATATTTAAATATCTGTCTGGATTATTTCCATCAGCAAAATATACTGCCCAAGAGCAATCTTCTTTTTCTCTTGAAGCACCTGTTATTAAATATCTTTTGTCAAAATTTAAACATGCATCTTGTACAATAGGTCTGTATTTACAAGTGTCTTCTTCAAATAATCCAATTTCATGTCCTGTAGGTGAACCAACGCCATTAGTTGGATACGCTACAGTAAATAAAATATATTTATCAGAGTATAAGTGAACGGTACCAATAATATACTTTTTACCTGGTAATGTTGCACCTGCTTCTACACAATATATATTTGATGTTTCATTTGATAAAGTACCTAACCCACCTTCTTTAGTATTATTCACAGCATTACGCGCATGTGTCCACATACCATCAGTAATAAATGTAGGATCTGAATCTTTATTTAAACCTTTTATAAAAGTGTTTGTTTTATTTTGACTAGTATCTTGTATATTTTTCTTTGCCATAATATAAAAGTATTATAATATTCTCATACTGTTGTAGTTAAAACTTTTAAACATGTCATAGTATTTAGAATACTGTGCTCTTCTGTTTGCCATCCATAAACCTTTCATCTCTGCAAAGTTTGGAGTATTAACAATTGATAAAGCATAATTTCTTGCTGCTTTAAGTCTTTGTTCAATAAGAGATAATTTTTGTGCAACATCTTCACCGTTAAGATACAAATTCTCAAATATTCTTTGCTTCATTGCATACTCATAGTATTCATTAATCTCATCATGATCTGGAACTAATAAGTTACCTGATTCATCTTCAAGAGCTCCTTGATAGTTAAGATATACTTTACCGCATTCAAATGTAGTATGTAAGAATCCGTCTTTAAGCCAAGCCGTGTTTGGTACATTTAAATAAAGATTTGGACAATCACATTCTATGTTTTGTGATGCTTTAAATCTTAATGGAATTATTGCTGTATAAACTCTTGTTACTCCTGTAGGTAATATTTGAATTAATTCAAATTGTTCACCTTTACAGTTAGAAAATACTCTAGGTTTAATACAAGTATTACCAAATGGATTATTTGGATCATAACCTGGAACTACTACCGGTGAGCAATCAGGAGTATGTCCTTGGCAAGCTGCAGTATGATTACACGGATTAGCATTACATGTAGAACAGTTAACTGTAGGAGGAGCACATTGATCAACAGTACTTGGTACTTCAGTATAAGGTACTTCCATAATAGTAGTGCCACCATGTTGATAGCCTACATGTTCTTCAAAAGTACCACATATAGAACCAAAGTTCATAGTGTAGAAATCATCAGGTAATTTAACTTTATGATGTTCTACTTCTAAAATAATTTCTTTAGTCATATTGATTCTAAGTCCTAAGTCATATGTGACTCTTCTAGCAACCTTAATAAGTTGCTGAGGCTCTATCATATTTTCAAGAGCAAACGTGTTTAAATCAATTGTAACATCCTCCAGTAACTGGTCAAATGTTCTTAGTTTGAGAGTAAAGTTAAAGTCCATCTTATCTTAATGCATTTTGACTATCATCTGGACCATTAGTAGGTACATTGATTGTCATTGTTAATTCTTTTAATACATATTGTTCAATTTCACCAAATAAATAATCTGGAAAAGGTAATTGATCATCATTTCTAAACTTGCATTCATCTGTAGTATCACAGGTAAATCCTGATATATTATCTTCAAATACACCTTCAACTTTAATTGCTTCCCATTGTACATTTGGCATGTATAAATAACCATTAAGATACCAGAAATATTTTCTAGTATTATATTTAAAACTTGTAACTTTAGTCATAGAAGAATAAGTACCTGGATCAGTTCTAAATAATTCAACTGAACCATCTAAAGAAGATACAGTACGTATTAATGGTCCATTAAGTCCATCAAAGAATTTAGGTAATCTCTCTTTAGTTCTTTTAATAGTACAACCTGAAGTAATACCTACACAACCTGCTTCAACTTTATCTATGTCAATTAACTCAACATATGTCAATGTAGAAAAGATAGAACTGATTTTCATTAACCGGTTTTGATTATCCTCTCTTTTTAATAGTGCTTTACCATATTTTGATATTGCAAAATATATTGTTCTATCAGTTAAGAATGGATCCTCCTTAACTGCTTTAAGAGCATTTCTTACTCTTGATATTGCTTCACCTATAGTTGTCATATGTCAAATTCATTATATGTTTTTAATTTTAAATCATCTCTTTGTTTAGCATAACTTTTCATAACAGTTGATTCAAACATCTTACGTATTTTTTTCATTGGATCAACTTGAACATAAATTGGCCAATTTGTTGAATACGTTTTTGCTACACTTCTTTTAAAAGTTCTGCATGCATTAAATGCCCAACACTCTCTATTAGTGAACCTATACTTATTTTGTAAAGTAGTATAAAATATCTTTGCTAATTTACCATCAGTATCCCAGTTATTGTTAGTAACAATTACACCATATTTGCTTGATTTGGCAAAGTCAATATTTTTCTTTTTACTTGTTTGACATGTACCAATGAAAATATGACCTATGTTTTCTGGTAACTCTACACCGTCTCTTACATCAATAACAGTTTCCCAAAAAGCAGTATGAAAAGTATTACATATTTTTCTCAAATTTTCATTACTGATATCATTAAATCTTTTATGCTTTTCTCTAAATGCATTAAAAAATTTTGGATTCATAATATGATGAACTTCAGGTCTAAATCTTTTACCTTTTACATCTGGTCCTTTAAATATTCTACTTTCCATATCCTATATATTAATATACTAAATTTTTCAGACTTATAAAAGCTTAGAAGTCAAAACAAATATAGTACTTATAACTGATATATAAAAAATAACCCCGGTAATGAGCACATACCGGGGTCTTGTTGTTAGCCACAGAAACCAACAAACTGCGACATATTTTTAAACTATACTAGTTATTAATCCATTGGTTACTGTAATTGTTTGAGCACCTACTGTAAAAGAACCTGAAGCTCCAGTTGTATATGCTGAAGTAACTTTATTCCAATTTGCTTTACCATCTGCCGTTACACATGTTAATACTTTTTCAACACCTTCTGTACCATCTTCTATTTGTAATCCATAATTTGTTACTCCATTATCTACTATAAGTCTTGCACCAACATGATTACCTGAACCTAAACTTGGTAAGCTTACTATTGAAACTAATCCATAACTATAAGGTGAAGATGAATCTTGAGCTTGTACAACAGTTCCAATATTTGAATTTGCAGGAACATAACTTAAAAAATTAAAAATATTATCACCAGCACTATTAAGTGAAGCAATATTATTTACACCACCCCTAACTCCGAATTGAGCTCCAATACTTACTAGAGTATTACCACTAAGAGTCATTTCAATACCTTTAGCTGTTCCTGCTACATTTGAATAACCTTGAGTAATTGAATAAGCTGTTGCTTGAGTAGTTGTTAATGATCTAATCTGTTGTCCAGCTGACGGTGCAGTACCTATTCCAATTGTACTACCATCATCTCTAATTACACTATTACCTAATGTAGTACCATCAGGTGTCCAACGAGCAAGATAGTTAGTAGTACCTGACCCTCCAATACCTCCGCCACCTCCACCAGTAGCAATAAGTGGACTAGCTGGTGTACCAAGACCAGTGATAGTTGTACCATCTACTGAAATTCTAATAATAGGATTTTGAGGATCAGTATTATCAGTATTTAAACCTGTAACAGATTGAACAGTATCACCAAGTGCTATATTTATATTAATAATCTCTTGATTAATAATACTAATTTGTTCACAAAAATATGTTACAATACCGTCTAATGCTTCAGCTACTGAAGAATCTTCTGCTACTACAATAATTTCACCGCATAAAATATCAGGCAATGTAAATACGATACACTGAGCATCAAATACTTCTGAACATGGTTGAGGATTAGGGCAAGCCACTGGAGTTGGGCATGGTGGTAAAGAAGGAAAAGCTTCTTGACAACCACATTTTATACATGTATTCATAATATTTTTTATTTTAATTATTAATCAGCAAGAAGCAATTTATATGTAACACCATTTATTACTATTGGAAAATGTTTAGTTTGTGATACTGAAGCCGTAGTAACTGCAGTAGCATTACTAACTGTTAAATCACCTTGTAAATAAGTTCTTACTATACTTGTATTACCAAGTTGTATTGTATTAGATCCTTTACCTTTTGCTGCAAAACCAATAACAATTTGATTTGTATCTGAAGACGTTAAAGATTCTGTACTAGCACCAATATATACACAATTTATAGAATTTGAATTTGCTAATGATAATGGGCCATATGAACCTGCATCATAACCAAGTGCAACATTATAAGTACCTGTAATATTTTCTGATAAAGCTGTTTTACCAATTGCTGAATTATAAGTACCTGTAGTATTTTTATATAAACAATTGTAACCAACAGCTGTATTATCAGTTTCAGTAGTTGAACTTAATGCTTGGTAACCTATTGCAGTATTATTATTACCATTTATATTTACAAATAATGTATTTAAACCAACAGCAGTATTATAATTACCTCCTTGATTTTTTTGAAGAGTATTTTGACCTATTGCAGTATTATTATTACCTGTCGTATTAGCAATCAATGATCGTGCTCCAATTGCTGTATTATAAACACCTGATGTATTTGAATTTAAAGTTAAATAACCAACACCAACATTAAAATTTCCAGTTGTATTAGTGGGTAATACTCCGCTACCAATTGCAGTATTGCTTATAATATTATTACCACCAAGACCAACTCTTACAGAATTAAAATAAGAATCAGCACCTATTGTATGAATAGAATTACTTCTTTCTATTGCAGTTGTTTTATTATTACCGGCATCTGTTGTAGTACCAAATAAATAAAATGGAGATTGTAAAGGGGCATCTCTTAAATCTTTAATACAAGCCCATACATTATTTAATGTTCCAGCAATAGTTGCAGTTGGAGTAGTCCATAAATCAGCATATTGTGCAGACATTTGAGCAGCAGGGTTTACTTTAGATAAATCAGTTGCTGAAACTGTTTGATTAGAAATTGATGTAGATAATAAACCTGAATCACCAGTTACTGCAACATAAGGAAACCATATCTGATTAATGTATGACTGAACAACAGTTTCAACAGGTTGTGTACCACTTAATGATGGAATTGATGGTAATGTTTGAGTTAATGTTACTTCTAATGTAGGAATAATCGGAGCAGGTGCATTTTCTAATGTAGTAACTCTTGTATCTAAATCATTAATAGCTATTTGCTGTAAAGCATT